AAACGACGAATACACTAAAGAGTTTGAAAAACGATTCTAACGTGTTCTTCGTCCAAGCGACTTCCAACAACAAATACGAAGTCTTGTTTGGGGATGGAGTTCTAGGTCGGAAACCTACGACTGGGAATATCGTCGATATCTCTTATAGAGTCGCGTCTGGAGATGATGCGAACGGCGCTGATACATTCAAGCTCACATCCAACAGTATGGGTGGATACTCCACATACACCATCAACACTGTTTCAAGTTCTCGCGGCGGAGCCGAACAAGAGTCGATTGAGTCGATTCGGTTCAATGCGCCACGGCATTACCAGACTCAAGAGTCGGCTGTAACATATCTAGATTACGAGACGCTCATCAGTCAAGCATTCCCGGAAATTCGCACTCTTCATGTTTATGGTGGTGAAGAAGTCTCCCCGCCGAAATATGGCAGAATTCTCATTTCCGTAGACATCGAGAATTTCGATGGAATTTCGTCGGCTCAAAAGACTGCGATCGAAAATTTCATTCGGCCGAAAATGGTTGCAACATTCATTCCTCAAGTTGTAGAACCAGAATATCTGTATCTTCATATCGAATTGGATGCAGAATACAGCACGACGAAAACTCAAAAATCTGCCGAAGATATCAAGACGCTAATAACTGATGCGATCACAGAATTCAATTCTGAAAATCTTCAAGACTTCCATGTGAAATTCAGATATGCTGAGCTCGGTACGACTATCAATGAAGCTGATGAATCTATTGTAGGAACCGATCTTACTGTAGGGTTGTACAAAATTGTTCTGCCTGATCTGAATACCGCATATAAAGCTACGATGCAATTCCAGAATGCTTTAGAGAAATCTTCGATCTATTCTTCAGCTTTCGTTTATAACGACATCTCAGGACTTCTTCAAGACGATGGAGAAGGTAATCTGAATATCGTATCTGATACCGCGTCCAACAATACTATCCTCGCAAAGAACGTAGGCTCGGTCGACTATACTACAGGCGAGATCAAGATCAGTAATCTTAACATCTCTGAATATACTGGCAGTGAAATCAGAATCTTCGCCGCAACAGTGAAACAGGATATTTCGGTCGACTTGAATACAATTCTAGGCGTCGGCCTAGATTACATGCATATTGACGTGAGCGCTGTCGTATCATGACTATAGAACGCCCAATCAGTTCGGTAGTCGTTCAGCAATTTCCAGAGTACTACCATTCAGAAGGTCCAAACTTTGTCAAGTTCGTCAAGACTTACTATGAGTGGTTAGAACAGAGCAACAATATTCTCGGGTATTCAAGAACGCTGCTGAGCGATTTAGACATTGATTCGTCGGTCAATACGTTTGTTCAATATTACAAGTCGGCGTATCTAGAACACTTACCACAAACCAGTAAAACTCAACAAGCATTTCAAATCAAGAATATTCAAGACCTCTACAGAAGCAAAGGAACTTCTGAAGGTGTCAAGCTGTTCTTTGAATTACTGTATGGCCAAGAAGCTGAAATCTACAAACCCGGTAAAGACGTAATCAAAGCGTCTTCGGGTAAATGGCATATTCCGCAATACCTAGAGGTGTCTGCAGACGACAGAAACAGAGCCCTTGTTGGGCAAGAGATTACTGGAGCGACGTCTGGAGCTACGGCGATTGTAGAATCGGTTGTGAGAAAGAATGTTAATGGGCGACTCATCGATGTAATTTTTCTATCCGATTTAAGAGGCAATTTCAGTGTTGAAGAATATATTACCAAAGACAACAGTCTTGTCGACGCTCCGAAAGTACTGGGAAGTCTTTCTTCAATTAGCATTGTTGACGGTGGTTTTGGTATCAGCAATGGTGATCTATTTGATATATCAGGTTCTTCAGGCAAGTACGGCACGCTCAGGATCGCGTCGACGGTAGACGGTAACGGCCAAGTTGATTTCGTGTTAATGAACGGCGGATCAGGCTACAATTCAAACAGCACTGTCGTAACTGTTTCAAACACTGTAGTATTCCACGGTAATACGATTAACGGCAACAACTATACAGTCGGCGAGACGATTGTTCAGAATGTGTTCTCGTTTTCTACTAGTAACAACTCAATTCCAAATACGGCAATCGTAGAAGTTTACGATATTGCAAATACGCTTCTCGGTAATGCGATAGTCTATGCGACGAACTCGACGAATATTTCTATCGCTGTCGATAGTGGAAATCTAAGCACTGCTGATAAAATCGTCGTGAGTTCTAATGCAATATCGAACGTCTTAGTGAGCGGCGCAGTCTCGAATACAGCGAACGCCATCGTTATGGCAGTCAACGCGAACGCGATTGGATTAAAAAATGTTAACGGAACGTTCATTCGCGGAACTAATCTTCGCGGAACAACGTCGAACGTCATTTCGGTATCTACTCGCGTAAGTCTCGGCAGCAACGCGAATTTCACGATCCGCGAAATTTCCAACACCGAACTCGCCAACTCTCAGTACATTGGATCTATTCTTTCTATTCGCGTATTTCCTGGACAAAACTACGATACGCCGCCAATGATTTCCATCGACAATCCGAACATCTCTGGAGCCGGTAAATATGACTGGACTGTTGGGATTGCGAACGTTTCGGGGACTTTCATCGATGGTCAAAATGCGACGGCTGCTTCTGGAGCGAAGGCTGTTGTCCGAAGCGCGAATGCAACTCATCTAGAACTCATTCGAGTGTTGTTCGCAGATACCATGGCCAACAACCAGCAACTCGTTTCGTATTTCTCGAACGGTGAAATTTCGGGTATTGGTAACATTGTATCTGTTGTAAACAATACCCTCTATACGATGGGTAACAATGCAATCGTGACGGCGAATGCGACTTCGCTTTCTGGAGTTGTCGCCGAAGCTGAGATTCTGGATTCTGGATTCGGGTATGTTCAAAATGAGACTCTTACCTTCACATCTAAGACTAATACCGAAGTCACATTTACTGGAACCGGAAATCTTATTCGTCAAGGTAAGGCTAATGGTCATTGGGAATACAATAACTCAAAATTGAATTCTAACAAATACATTCACGACAACGATTACTATCAAGAATATAGCTACGAAATTCAGACAAAATTCAGCATAGATAAGTATGCGGATGCTCTGAAAAAGTTGATGCATATTTCTGGTACGAAGATGTTCGGTAGTGTTGTCAAGAACTCGACTGAGATTACTAGATTGATTGGCTCGTCGGATATAGAAATAGTCATTGGCGCTGGCGGCGATGCCATGCTGGTGTTAAATAATGATGAGGCAACGCAGTTCACATACTTAATCGGTTGGATGTAAAAACGAAATAATGGCAAATACAACGGTTTTCAATTCTAAAGATGCGACCGATTATTTCACGCCACTGGCTGGAATTCAAACGACGCCTCATTACGTAGTCGCAGCGAAACATACCGCATGGGACGATGATTTAGTAATTCCGAGTCTTTCGGCTACACCTCAATTTCTGTCATACGGCTTTTACGATGAAATGATCTTCGGTAAGAAAATCGTTTCGGGTGATACCGCGTACATGATCAATAGAAATGACTGGACTTATAACACCGTATACGATCCGTATAATCCCGAAGATGCAAATCTAGAATCCAAAGACTTCTTTGTTGTGCATCCTGAACTTGGCATCTACCATGTTTTCAAATGTCTGAACAATGCGGGCGGAATCGCTTCTACATTCCCGCCGAAATTCTCTGAAACCACTTACAACGATACTCAGTATTTCACATCGGATGGTTATCAGTGGAAATACATGTATTCAATCGACGAGACTTCGTGGACCAAATTCACAACTAGCACACATATTCCAGTCTTTGCGAACAGTAACGTAGTTCCTTCGTCTGGTATCATTTCTGCTGTGGAAGTCAATTCAGGCGGGGCGACGTATTTGTCATTCGCCAATGGGGTTTTCGACCAAATCGCTGTTTCGGGTAATACGCGCGTCTTCGCTATTTCAGCGAACAACCTCTCGACGAACACGAACTTCTATACCGACTCGACCATTTATATCAGATCGGGACCTGGCGCTGGCGAGTTGAAAACCATCTCGGGATACACTATTTCCGGCAACAGTAAGCTCGTCGCCGTAAACTCTGCATTCAATACAATCCCCGATTTGTCATCGACTTGGGAGATCACACCGCGCGTCATTTTCGAGGGTGATGGAACTGGAGCGACCGCGATCGCAAAGGTCAATACGAGCACTCTCTCTGTAGATTCTATCACAATGATCAATGAAGGTTCCGGATATACTAATGCGACGGTACGAGTAGTAGGTAACACTGGGACGATCGTCGTTGCAAATAGCGCAAATGCGACTGCACTCATTTCTCCAAAAGGTGGGCATGCTTCGGACATTCTTTCGGAACTGTTTGGGAACAAGATCGGCATTTCTATAGAGTTCGACAATTCTGACGCATTTGTTCCAGATACAGAATCATATCGTCGACTCGGGCTGTTGGCCCAGCCAAAATACAGCAACGTGATCATTGAATTCGCGAACGCCTCGGGCTCATTCATTGTTGGTGAAAAGATTTCGCAAGCTGTGAAAGATACATTTACACTAACGGTAACCAACAGTGACGAATATCAATATTCATTGACTTACGACATTGGAAAATACAAAGTTCTACAGTTCTCTGGACCAGTGTCTTTCGCGAATGATCAGGTTCTTGTTCAATCGAGCAACGGTTCAGTTTCTGGCGTCGTCATCGATAAACTTGCAACGAACTCTATTCTGATCAGAACTGACGCTGGCGTCTGGGTCAATTCGACCTCGATTGAAGTATCTGGTAACTCATCTGTGAACGGATTCATCTCGTCTATCACTCAAGGATATTCTAACGGAACCATCTATGGTCGCGACGGTTCTAACACGATGTTCGCATATGCGCTCGCGACCGACAAATACAACGTATTCGTTGGTAATACTCAAGTCAGTAATTCCAATTATACAATAAATGCGACTTCTATAGATATCTCTGCGCCAACGCTGTCGAATAGTTCTATTGTGTATTTCGACAAATACTTCACGAACAGTGTTCAAGAAAGTATTTCGTCGAATACATCATTGTTCGTGACTGGTGTTATGGCGAATACATCAAATTCAACTCATTTAGTCCTAAACGAAGTTACTGGTGTATTCACAACCAATACACAAATCGAGGGACTATCGTCTTCAGTCGGCGCAAATATCGTGAGTATTACGGGTCAAGAGGATTCATTCGATAATAGAACGCTGATTACTGGAGAATACGATGTAGGCTCAACTGCGTTCGCATCACCAAATACTGTGTTCCAATACGACGCTGCAAACAACGTAATCGCCTCGGGTATCATTCATACCATCTCTGCAAGCGGAAATACTCAATCCGTCTATTTGACCAATGTCAAAGGCAATTTCGAGATTACTTCTAATTCTGGGTCTAAATATATTCAGAGTACTAATGGAGCGAAAAAGATTATCGTGAATGCTGTAGAATATCCTCATATTCAAAGATATAGCGGTAAACTGTTATATGTTGAGAATATTCTACCAGTAGTCAAGGATAGTTCTCAGAGCGAAAAGATTAGATTAGTTCTTCAATTCTATTAGGAAAGTAAATGTCCCTCAAAACTGATCTGAATGTTTCTCCTTATTTTGACGATTTCGATGAAAGCAAGAACTTTCACCGAGTTCTATTCGTGCCAGAACAAGCAATTCAGGCGCGCGAACTCACACAACTCCAGACTATTCTACAGAACCAAATTGAGAGATTCGGCGACTCAGTATATCTAAGCGGATCGGTAATCAAAGGTTGCGCATTCAAGTATGATACTGCCTACGACTACGTCAAGCTTCGCGATCTTCGAGTAAATCTAGACAAGAATACGCTTTCTGATCTAGTCGGACTCACAGTCAAGGATGAAGTTTCCGGACTGTTCGGAGTCGTTGTAGATTACAAGGATGGTTTCGAGACTCAGAATCCTGATACCAAAACCATTTACGTCAAATACATGAACACTGGTACGAGCCAGAAAAAGACGTTTGCTGCCGATGATGAGATCACCTTTTATACTGCAGCAGGAGTGCTTCAGGCTGATTATACCGTAAAGGTTCTTCCAACGACGCTAGATGCCGTCGCAGTCAATCCCATCGGAACCGGATATGGCTTTTCTATCGGCGACGGTATCGTCTATCAGAACGGATTCTTCATTCGCGTTCCTGATGATATTTCCGTAGTCGTTTCAAAATATAACAACTCGCCGAACAATGTCGTCGTGGGTCTAACGACCAAAGAAACGATTGTCACTGAGTTTTCTGATACGTCCCTCTACGATAACAGTAAAGGCTTCTCGAATGAGAAAGCTCCTGGTGCTCATAGAATTAAGCTCGAAGCCAAACTAGAAGTCTATACTGCGAACAGCGTTCCGGACAACAACTTCGTCATTCTCGCAGAATGGAAAAATGGCGAAGTTGTTCGCGAAAACAGGAACAGCGTCTATTCCACGCTCGGTCAAGAGTTCGCTCGTCGAACAGCTGAAGAGTCTGGCGACTACGTTGTTTCTCCATTCATCGTCACGACCTCTGCGGTCGCTGGTAATACAACTCACCTCAATCTGAATACGACTCAAGGTCTTGCGTATGTCAATGGTTACCGAGTCCAGAAGCTCAACAATCTGAGCACACCAGTTCGTAAAGCAACCAATACGAGCATCATCAACAGTCAACAAATCGTAGCCAACTACGGCAACTACGTTCTAATCAACGAAGTTGTTGGATATTTCGAGCCGAACAAAGTATCTACTGTATCTCTTCGTGATACTGCTGGAACTAGAATCAGTTCAGGCGGATCATTTGTACTGACTGCTCCAGGATCAGAAATTGGAACTGCGAAACTACTTTCGGTAGCTCTACATTCTGGAGTTCCTGGCGTTGATTCTACACAGTATAAGCTCTATCTGACTGATATTGTCATGAGTTCTGGAAAGAATTTCCAGGATGTCAAATGCGCTAGAGTATCAACAGGCCTCGGCGACCTAGTCTTAGAGTCTGGTAAAGCAGTTCTTAAAGAATCCAATTTCGCGACTCTAGTATATCCGTTCGGTCAAGGAGCAATCAAGACGCTTCGCGACGGAGCGAATAACGATACCTCGTTTGTATTCAGAACGACTACGACCGCTCATAGCATTGCGAATACCGGAACAACTGGCGCGATTACGCTTTCTGGAACTCAGGAGTTTCCATACGGTATCGGAACTCTGAATGAGACACAAGAACTCAAGATTCTAGCTGTTCCATCGACTTCCGCGAACGTCACACTTACGAAAAGCGGAAGCGTCGCGACGGCGAACTCTAACACTGCTTTCATCAACGGTACTTCTACCGCATTCGTGAGCGAATATCAAATCGGCGATTATATCGCTATCAACACCGTCGCAACTCCAGTTCGTATCGTTGGTATTTCTAACAATACTTGGATGGAAGTCGAACCAAACATCATGTCGACTGTTTCTGCGCAGTCTCACGCGAAACGATATCCTGCGAACGTTCCGATTCCATTCAATAACAGAAATTCTTCTATTGTCGCATCAAACTCGACAACCCTGTCGCTGACTCTCAATTCTTCTAACGGTCAAATCGAGACGCTTTCAGCGAACCTAGATCTGGCGATCACTTACGATGTTCGAGATTTCCAAGCTCTGCAGCGCGGAAAGACTGTAATCGAAAACGTCTATGTGAAAGTTGACTGTTCAAACAACGCTGGTAATACTGTTGGACCATGGTCATTAGGTCTGCCCGATGTATTCAACATCAAGTCTGTATATGTCTCGAATGCGTATACGGAATCTGCTGGACTTGATAAGGCCGACGAGTTCGTTCTAGATGATGGTCAGCGCGACGGATTCTATAATCTGGCATCTATCTCTAGAATTCCTGGAACTTCTCTGTCTCTGGCGAATACCGATAAGCTGTTAATCAAATGCGACGTATTTGTTGCAAATGGCGGGACAGGATTCTTCTCGATTGATTCCTATCCGATCGACGATGCGAATACTGCCAATACGACCGCTGTCACGACTCAGGAAATTCCGTACTTCTTCTCGGATATCAATGGTGGCAAATACAATCTTCGCGATTGTGTCGATTTCAGACCGCTGGTTTCGAACACTGCGATCTATGCGACTACCGAAGGTGCTGCGACGATCAATCCGGTCAATACAGCCTCGATCTCGTCAGCCTCTCAGAACTATGTTGCATCTCCGAACGAGACGTTCGATACTGCTCTGGAATTTTACTATCCTAGAATCGACAAACTCATTCTGGATACGACTGGTAATTTCCAAGTCATTGAAGGTGCTCCGACCAGCAATCCGTCGCCGCCTTTAGATATCAATGGTGCAATGACGATAGCGACCGTATACGTCAAACCGTATCCATCTCTATCTCAGATCGAAGCTGCTGATTACAATCGCGAAGCGATGATGGTTTCGACGCGTGATAATCAGGTTCCACGATTCACAATGAAAGATCTTCGTGAAGTTGCGAAGCGTGTTGAGAATCTGGAATACTACGCGTCACTGAGTTTACTAGAAAAGAAATCGACTGAACTCACAATCAAAGACGCTTCTGGTCTAGAGCGATTCAAGAACGGTATTTTCGTCGATGGTTTCGACGATTCAAATATCGCCAATATCTCAGACTTCGAGTTCACTGCCATTCTGGATACTAAGAATTCGTTGGTTCGACCAGCTCTGGATTCTCATGCGATTGAGTTAGAATACGATTCAGGATCGAATACCTATTCGTCTGGGCAAATTCTGTCGTTGTCTTATACCGATGAAACTCTATTCGAGCAAAAGAAGAGTTCGAGAACCAGAAGTCTCGGTGGACCATCGTGGGATGAAATGCCGCCGACTCCAGAAATTTGGCCGCCATATGATCCAGTCTATGACGAGACCGTTCCACCAGTCAGACAATATACCGGACCATACTATTCCACACATTGGAATGCGCAGGGATATGTCGACTACTATACGAATGAAGATAACACTCAGAAGTTCACTGTCGAAGAAATTGCAAGACGTGCTGGATTCACGACGACTATCGAATTGCTGATCGCTGGTGGAACTTTCTATCCGAGGCCTGATCTTTACAGAGAATATCCGCTGGTTGATGCTCTACCATTTACTGCTTAAATATAACGTGAATGCAGGAGACTAAGAGCGTTGCAAGCGACTGAAGCACTACTGGCTGGAGGATTTACAACTCCTACAAATTTGCGTCCTTATATGAAACCTCGCCGTCTTTTGGTGAAGGTCTCAGGACTGCGCCCGAACGCGAATTTATACGTATTCTTCAACGACGTGAACGTATCGGCTCATTGCCGCCAGCTAGAATTAGATGAAAATTCGACTCTAGACCAAGAAGGTTCTTGGAGAACTACGGGAAATATCGGTGATCAACTTGTTTCTTCTTCATCCGGTGATGCAGTATTTGCGTTCTATGTTCCTGCTAAAACCTTTCTGGTAGGCTCGGGAATTCTAGTCGTTAAAGATGCGACTAACGATTCTTATACGACTAGAGCCGAAGTCACTTACAACAGCTTCAATTACCCGCAGACATCCGAAGACTTCTATAACACTCGACTTGTTCAGGTTGAAGGTACAAAGAAAGATCGTCAACTCGCGAATAAATCTCAAATCGCTGGTGGATTCAGAAATCCACTGTCGTGGACTTTCCTGATCAATTCGGCAATTGCTCGAAACAAAGAAGGTATTTACGTATCTTCTGTAGACCTGTATTTCGCAACTAAAGATACAACCTTCGGCTGTGTTGTGGAAATTCGTGAAGTCGAGAACGGTATTCCTAAGACTACGAATCTACCACTCTCCAGAGTACGTCTCATTCCTGATGATATCAGCACATCCGGCCCGACGACAGTAACATTCCCTGGAATTGTATTCCTAGCCTCTGGTAAAGAGTATGCGATCTCGCCCATTCCCGATGGTGGCGGAAGCAACTATTCTATCAAGACTGGCCGAGTTGGTGAAACCGATGCAACTACGAACTCGACTATTTCAAAGGAATGGGAAGGGAAGCTCTATCTACCGACGAACGGTAATGATTGGACGCCGATTACTGATGAGTATCCTAAATTCAAACTCAACTACGCAGCCTTCAACGCATCATCTGGGTTTGGGCGTATTGTCAATAAAGACTACGAATTCTTCACGATTGCGAATACTTCAGGAACGTTCCTGACTGGTGAATTCGTAACTCAAGAACCAGTCTCTGCTCTGTCGGGAACTGTTTCGACCAACACATCTTCTTATGAAATCACAGGATCTGGGACTAACTTTACCAGTGATTTCAGCGCCAATGCTTATATCACCCTCGTGAACTCAAATACTGATATCGACATTATTCGTATTCAATCGGTCACGAACAGCACTTTCATGACGCTCAGAAAGAAGCCATCTTTCTCGAATACTTCGGCACTGACTTGGAAGACTCCAATTGGAAAGGTCGATACATTCAATTCAAATAAATCCGAGCTTTCGATCATTGATTCCACAGCGACTAATACGTCATTCCTATTCGGAACTGGACGTAACGTAATCGGAGCCGATAGTGGAGCCTACGCCAACGTAGTAGCTGTTATCAATAAAGACGTAAATCTGTTCCAGCCTCTACTCTCAACTACGGCTGTCGCCGATACAAGTTTCAAGTTGTTTGGAACAGTAATCGGTAATGATTATGCTGCTCCTGCTCAAGAAGAATATGCAATTGCGACGAATCTGATTGATCGCCGCGATGCTATCGTTGCATCGAAATCAAACGAAATTCTGTATTACGCTGGTGGAAAGTCATTCACCATGAATGTTCAGTTTGCGTCTGCAGCAAATACATTGTCACCAGTCGTAGATCTATCTATTCCGACTGTGATGGTATACGCGAATCGTATCAATGCAAATAATCAGAATGAGCATACGAAGTCGGGTAGCGCGTTCTCGCGTTACGTATCTAAGACGGTAATTCTAAAAGACGGTAACGACGCTGAAGATATCAAAGTTCTTCTCACCGGATATCGTCCGCCAGGGACTGAGCTAGACGTCTATGTGAAATTGCTCAATTCTACCGATCAAGAATCATTCGATTCCAAAGACTGGACTCGTATGCAGAATATCGCGAACAACGGATTCTCTGATGCAGTGAATAAGAACGATTTCATTGAAATGGAATATATCGTTCCTTCTTCTCCAAGAGCTACGCTACGTTCGGGATCAATGTCAGTATCTACGACTACGACTTCGGTAACTGGTGTAGGAACGACCTTCCAGTCAAACATCAGCAACGGTGATATCATCCTTTTAACTTCTGGCGGAACTTCCCAGGTTCATAAGGTAAATGCTGTCACAAGCAATACTACACTGACTTTGGTTTCGAACTGCGGGTTCACTTCGACAGCTGCTGTCTATTCGACTCTCTCTCCGCAGAATGCTGCGTTCAAAGATTCTATCACCGACAGTGTCAAATACTTCGGAAAGAATGGTGTCGCATATCTTTCGTTCAAAACCTTCGCTGTCAAGATTGTATTCCTTGCGAACGATGCTTATCTTTCGCCAGCAGTCGACAATATCCGCGTCATTTCTTCAATCTAGGTAGAGTATGATGCCAGTCGGAATTCCTAAAATCAAACTTCGCGAGTCTGATGTTCTAGAAAAAGATCCGATCTCTGGCGCGATTCTGTCGATAGATGTCGAAGCCAGGAATAAGAGATTGCGTGATAAACAAGAGCAAGCTCAAAGACTGAAAGATAGAGCTCTGTTATACGAACTAGAACATAGATTACTAGAATTAGAAACAATCGTGAAAGGTGATAGACAATGAGCGTTCCTACAAACAGAGCGTCTTTCAAAGAATTTTGTTTGCGCAAACTCGGCAAGCCGGTATTGAACATAGAAGTTTCCGATGACCAAGTCGATGATCGCGTCGACGAGGCGATCCAGCTATACTATCATCATCACTACGATGGGACGCAGAAATCATTCTACAAATACAAACTAACTGCGAATGATATTGCCAACAAATACATCACGCTCCCAGAAAACATTTTGGGAGTTACTCGAATTTTCCCATTGGGAACGAGTATCGCGATGAACTCTATTTTCTCATTCCAATATCAGTGGGCTTTGAACAATATCTTCGATCTGACTTCAACTCAGCTTGCACCATACTACATGAATATGCAGTATATTCAGCTCATCGAACAGATTCTCGTAGGAGTTCAACCAGTTCGATTCAATAAAAATCAAGGCCGACTGTACATCGACATGACTTGGACTCGTGTTCAGCCCGATTTTCATATCATGATTGAATGTTATCAAGTAATCGATCCAGATGAATATACCGAGATGTGGAATGACTACTGGTTGAAACAGTATGCGACTGCGCTGATTAAGTATCAGTGGGGATCAAATCTCAGTAAATTCCAAGATCAACAATTGCCAGGCGGAATGAAATTCAACGGTACTCAAATTCTAAAAGATGCTGAACAAGAAATCAAGGAAATTCAAGAAACCGTCATTGAAAAATGGGGCGGAGTCCTCGAAATATTCAGTGGGTAGAGACTAGATGACTCTAAATCCTTATTTTAACAATTACGCTTATACAGAAGAACAAAATCTTTTACGAGATTTGAGCACAGAGATGATTCAGATCTATGGGCTAGAATTATATTATATTCGGCGCGAACATGTTCAGATTGATGAATTGTTTCTAGAAGATCCTCTATCAAAGTTCGAGACTGCTCGATTGATCGAGATGTACATCAAAGACTACATGGGATACGGCATGATGTCAGACATCATGAGTAAGTTCGGTCCTATGATGAATGATACGTTGACTCTTTGTGTCATGAAACATCGGTTCCTTACTGTATTCCCTGAGATGATTAGACCATTCGCAGGCGATCTAATCTACGTTCCAATGACTAAGTCTTTGTTCGAAGTCAAATACGTCGAGCATGAAGATAACTTCTACCAGCACGGAACGCTGCTCTATTTCGATCTGAAGGTGGAACGCTTCAATTACAGCTCGGAACGTCTGGATACTGGTGTATCTTCGATTGATGCCATCGAGAGCGAGTATTCATTCGCAACTTCAGAATTGGATACCTTCGAGACCGAGGATGGTGAAATCATGGAACTCGAGAGTGGCGTCGAATTGAATACAGAGCAAATCTTTGGAGTTACCGCAAACACAACTCCAGCCGATCCGTTCTCTTCACCTGATACTCAGAATGAATACATTGAAGATGAAAGTCAAGTCATCATGGATTTCTCAGAATCCAATCCATTCGGAAAGCTGTCGTAGATGGCTCAAGATCCATTCTATCACGGTCTTATTCGAAAGTATATTGTTCTCTTCGGATCGCTCTTCACCGATATCTATATCGAGAGGACTGATGCCGAGGGAGATGTACAGCAGAACGTAAAGGTCCCACTGTCGTATGGGCCGAAGGAATGGTATCTCGCGCAATACTACAATAACACTGATCTAGAGCGGCCAATCAATAGAGTGCTACCGCGTATGGCTTTCGAGATTGTCTCGATGCAATACGACGCATCTCGTAAACTCAATACGACGAACGAAATTCGTAAGACTAACGAATTCCTGGGAACGATGACTAGAATGCCAGGTCCAGTTCCTTACAATTTACACATTCGTCTGAGTGTCATTACCAGAAATGCCGATGATGGAACTCGAATTGTCGAGCAAATCATCCCGTCGTTTACACCCGAAATCACATTGACTCTGAATGTTGTTCCGGATATGGATACGACTATCGACGTTCCTATCTATCTCGGTAACGTGGAACTCGACGATAACTACGAAGATGATATGCGTGTTGGCAATCGTATCGTAATTTGGAATCTAGATTTCGTGATGAAAGTTTCGCTGTATGGACCGTTCAGTCGTTCAGAGATCATCAAGGATATCCGTCTCAATCTATTCGACGATACGACTTCGCTCGCGAAAATCATCGAAACAATTCGAATCATTCCCGGACTTACGGCGAATGGCAATCCGACTTCATCCGCGAACAATTCTATCGATCTCAGTCAGATCAGCGAAGACGACGACTACGGATTCATCGTTTCCTTTACAGGCGGAGCTACTCCAGTAGGAACTGCAGAAGAGCCACCTTGGCCCGATCCAACCGTCAACGAGTATCAAGCTCAGTTGATCATGAATGGATCGGGCTATACGCAGTTTACTTACGGATTGGGATATCTGTAAGTGAATTGGCGTCCACAGAGAGATTCGAACTCCCGACCGGCGCTTTAGAAGAACGCAGCTCTATCCCCTGAGCTATGTGGACTTGAAGTGATTATTCTGTGGGCTTCTCAGACTTCACGAGCTTCTGCAGCTCGCGCTTCAGGATCTGACGAACAGGAGTCCCGTCCTTCTTGTGATAGGTCGAGCTGTTATGAGAACCATCGTTGAGCTTCCGGTAATTCGCGTTTTTCATTTAACGAACCTCCTATGCAAACATCCGGAAAATGATGAAGGTCCCAAGAATCGCATTTGCGACGAACACACATTTCATCAGAAGATTAAAGAGATTCTTGCGAGTCCAAATCAAACTCAGGAACCAAAAAATCGTAGTCGCCGTGAAAATGAAAACGACAGTAGTATCCATTGAATGAACCTCCTAAGAGCTAATTCCTACGAGTTCAATATACGTCAAACTCACAAAGAAGTAAAGTGAAACGATCAGGAAATTTTGACGCGACTCGATCCAGATACAATCGTATGACCACAGGATGCTGTATCATCTTTTCGTGCAATTTCATCACCCGCGATCTTCACACGATCTGATCCAGAAGTGACCGTTGCACCGACGTGACCATCATGAGTCGAGATCGTCGCAGTTTTCACAGCGATTTCAATCCCAGCGATTTTCACGGTATTACCTTTGGTCTGAATCAATCCAGAAGAGCCGACGAGGTCCAGACCAACTCTAGCGACTTCAGACAACAGCTGATCTCCCGACGAGTCCATCTCGGTAAGGTCTATGGTTGAAGAACGTCTTCGTCTGCTGACGATTACCTTCTTTACGATATGAAATGTGAATCCAGGATTTTTTCGATTGAGTATCCTTATGCTCTAACAGCATCTGATCATATGGAATTCCAGAATAATCTCGAATCCATTTCGCAATCTCAGTATAGCCTTCGTTGGAAACTCCGGAGAATTGTATATCAACAGCCTTACCGAGTAGATGATCAGAGCCAGGATTCTTTCCAGGAGCAGCTCTGAATCCAGAAGTGACTATCATATTCGGGTATTTCTCTTTGATCTTATCGAGACAGTTCTTCGCAAGTAGGGAAAGATTGCAAGCAATTTGACCTTTCGTCAATCCCTTCTGAGCAGCCAGCGCTGTTCTAGATGCAGGAGGAAGCGTTGTGAGACTCGCAAGTCTGTAGTATTTCGAGATCTTGGTATTTGGATCAGGATCCTCTTCTTGATCTAATCCACCACAATCGCCCGAGATTTTCTCTGGTTCGACTTTTTCTTCAGCCGTCGCTTCTTCGACCGGAACTTCATCTTCCATGACAGTTGCTAGATCAGTCGGAATGAGGCCTGCATCTTGAGCTTCTTTCAGAGCGACTCCTGTTTCATCGTCGTCAATCAAGAAGGCTAAATCATCAGGATTCATTGCGATCGAGATACCTGCTCCGGCAGCATCAGCAAAATCTGTTTCAGGAGAATCGATGTATAGATTTCCACCAGCCTTGATATTCATTTCGCCTAAAGACTCGATGAACACTTCAGCACCTTGCATTCGTATCGCGCCAGCAGCGCGTGTCGACACATCTCCACCAACATCAGCAGCGAGGTTACCATTGACCTTCGCCGACATATTACCTTTCACGAAGATGTTCACGCTACCTTCGACATAGAGGTTATCGTCTTGAGCAATTACCGTATAATTTTCACCGACAACCTTGACGACTCTACGACCCTGCGCATTGATTTCTGTGTAAGTCCCAGATGTATGATAATCAAACAGTCTCTCTTCATTCGGTGTATCGTCTATTTCAATGATATGACCGGACTCTGAACGATATGATTTGTTGAAAGGATAGACACCTCGGAACTGTTGGATTGGTTCCGGACCAATTGGAGTCGACGGAGGAATATCGTTAGGAACGTTTTCGGGCTCAGTCTTAGTTCCGTCCGCAGATTCGGATGCACCAACTACACGAACAGGGACGTTCGCTCCAGTCAATGATTTGTAGATAGTTGTCGCAGCTTCGATGCGTCTCTCGTAATGAGGAACTCCTGCGCGCTCGAATTTGTCTGTGAATGTTTTGGTTGCACCAGAGATAGTCGTTTGAGTTTTCAATTGAGCAATTGCAGAACGTTCAGTCGTTCGAGCTTCGTGTAACAGATACTGATAATTGGCCTCATCGGTCTGAACATTCAGATTGCGCTGAGCACAAAAATCAACGAAGGCTTTACGACGTACATTATCCCACTGAGCCCATCCATAACCTTTACCCGAGGATGTTCCGCTCGCTGGCAATCCTTTGCGACCACCTTGATTCAGATTCGGGATTAGACCAGGACATTCTACTAAAAAGTTTCCGACGATTCCAGCAGCCTGAACATCGGTCAAGCCAAGATCAGCTTTCAATCGTTTCGCAAGCGCGACCGCTTTCTGATTCTCAGCAGTCGGCAGATTACCGAGAGGTGCGATCTGTTCGGCTTCTTTGGTTGGAGTTTCAGCTTTCGCTGGAGCAGATTCTTCGGTCACCGACGGGAAGGTCAAATGTCCGATATTACCGCCGATTGTTCCCATCATCACAGGAATCTGAGAATCTGATCCGTCGATGAAGAATCCAAACACTCTAGTTCCAGGCAATGGTCCTACTGGAGCATGTCCAATACCTTGCGTCGCCGCACTCTGAATCCATTGAATAGGCATAGCCCATGGTAATGAATCGTCTGGAACGAGTGTCGTATCTAGAGGATGAATGTTGTCGACACGAACTCTACAACGTCCGAGTTTGAGCGGATCATCTCTATCAACAACAGTTCCGAAGAACCAAGTCGGATTGAACATTTATCTATTTTCCATTCAATAGAGCTTTGAGCTCTCTATCTATTTCTTTCTTGAAAGACTGATCCAACAGTTTGATGTGTCTTCTATTATTGTTTAGTATTTGCTCTTCATCGTATGCGTAAACTGGAAGATATGAAACATCTGGATTTCTATCGTAAGACTCTTTTGATTTCTTCAGTTCTTTGTTGATTTCGACTAATGTATATCGAGATGCGTCCCCTGAAAATGAAGCTTCCGCAACGTAGTTTTGTGGATCGAAAATATCCAGATAGAATTTGTCGGACTTTTTCTTGTAATATAGAATTTCACTCTGAGCAGCAGCTAATGATCCATATTTCTTCTTGATGTATTCTTCAAACTCAATCGTTGATAAAGGCCATTCATAATACGGATCAATGATGTTATTCATCAGAAAGATGATCCAAATGTATTCGGTTGAACCGTAATAATCGTAGGCTATTTTCTGAGGCGTCTCGCCGTCTAGAATAACAAACGGATGATATACGCTTCTGTCATTCTTTGCGCTCTCTAGGACTTTCACGCGCGCGATAAGATTGACTACGCGCTGATCGTTATAGTCTATGACTGGAAACGTGCCGAAGTATCTCATGATTTCCACTTCTCAGTCGGAATCTCGTTTCTCGAGATGATCCCGCGATCAGCAAACACCAAATTTAGAATCACCTCAATCGGTTCGCCGGTAATTTCATAGAAACTCTGTTGACCGCTACTATTGTTATAGGAAACATTCATCGCTTCGCAAACAGCACCTTGTGGCGCAAACTGAATGAGTCGTCGTTTCGCATTTTCAGAACCATATTCTAGATTACCGTGAAGATGCATGAATGCAATATTCGGGTAGGTCAGAATCCAGTCTCCGGCGACTTTCTCTGGAAGTGTATTCCATCGAATCGCATCTATGATCGCCGCGAGTGTTTCGGATTCGGCTTTCGATCGAGGCGTGAAACGCCAGCTGAAATTATAAGTTTTGCGTTGAATTCCTCGAAACTCGACAGCCAGAGCTGGGTTGGCAAGTGCTCCAACAGAAGTTCCGATCACAGCAGAAGCTCGACCAGCCAATCCAGAAACATCTAATCTTGCTCTATCTTTGATGACCGAAGATAGTAATTCTGGAGCGTATTTCGCACCAGCCAGAGCCATAGCTTGCATGAATCCTTTAGCCGATTCAACACCCATCGCCGCCATATCGGATGAAGTTCCCTGTTGTAGGAGATTATCGATCCCGCCGAACGATTGATATTCACCGTAATCTAGACGCGTCGTATCTTCAAGATTCACCGGAACCGGAAGGAAGATCGTATGAGAGTTCGGAGATTCATTGGCTTTTGCGAGTGATGCGTTTCTATCGTAGTTGACGAATTTCAATTCGAAGAAATTCTGAATCTCGTTGTCGATCGTTGGTGGAAAGGACTGAGCTTTCGCGCCTTTCAGTTCGGTCCGGCCGATAAACTGTCGAGGGTCTGGAAGAGCCATTTATGTTCCTATACAATGCTGAACATATTTAGAGCTCTAACGGAAAGTCTACCTTTTCCGCGAAACCATTCTTGAAAAGCTCGACATCACAGACGTAAGATTCTTGACCGAACTTGTGGCGAATACCAGCGACTAAGAATTTACCCGAAAGCAGTTTATCATCTAATCCCAGCTGGTCTGGATTTCTAAATGCTGGAATGAATGGAATGTTAATTACATCGCCAGCTAGAATTCTTGGATCACCAATGATAGATGCTGAGAACATGTTCTGAGCTAGATTCGTCATATACGATGCAGTATTAGGAATGATATCATCTAGATGTGTATCAGGAACGGTCGAGTCTTGCATGATATAGAAGTTACGATGCATAGATGTTTTGCTATCCGCGCCAGCAAAATCGAATTGGAACTCTGCCGAATGTTGGATTTGTGGCGAAAGAGTCGTATATCTGAATGGATTGTATTTGAAAGTCTTTTCTTTGTATTCGACATTGACCGGATCGAACGTCGTCACGACAGATTGGAATACACCCTTCTTGATTCTTTCAATTGTATCAGTTCGATGATTCTGCGAGAAAGAAAAGAGAGTCTTGAATTCCGCAATGTTGTAATATCGTGGATCGCTGTAGTTTTCGCTAGTGTTAGACTCATTAGAACGTTGCAGAGAGCCATCGGTCACATAGTAGGTATATACGTCGGGTTCTTCATCAGCCTTCTTAGAGCCTCGTTCTATGAGCTGCTCGATATCTGTAAACATGAAGCCTTCGGTGTTCTCGTAGAAAACGTAGGAGGCAGCTTTGAATTTCTTTTCGGAGATGGATCTTCTACGAAGGAATTCGATCGCGTCGAACGGGCGCAGCTGTGGAATGATGAGTTTCTGCGCGCCTTTGGTTGGAAGCGTCTGCACACTCTTAGAAGTTGCCAGATACTCTCCCATGATGTTCTTGACAATTTCCGAACACGGAGCATCGTACGCTTTTTGAATCAGAATTGTGGAATTTGCAAGATCTTCGATAGAACAAAACCGTAGAAGATACCGCTTATGTTTCATATTCTCGGCATTGACGACGCTGTCGATCTTATAGACCAAGAATGTCAAGATCTTTTCTGGAACTGCGTCATCGGTAATTGCATACCGAAATGTCAACAGTTCCTCGCCAAGGATTGGAAATCCATATCCCGAGAGGAATCCGACTGCATCTACAATGGTCATTACACCATGAAGAGACGAATTGAAAATGTTTTCATAGATAGTAACATCGACCATAAATGGCCGAAGATCTATGGTTTTCTCGCCGCTGTATTTCGTAAGCGATATCTCTAGTGATTTCAGCTTACCGCCGATGGAAACAGTCAAACATATATTCCTGAAATGGACTCAGGAATATTTAGATCAATCGTCGTCGGGACACATCTGATTCCATTCTTCGGGAGTAATACCCGTCATGATGAACTCTCGCTCGTCTTCGGAAAGCATCGGAAAGGCATCTTGCATTAGAGTATCGTTCATCCACAACTTGAAACATTTCTGAAATTCTTCTTCGGAAATATTCTCGAAGGTCATAGAATGAAATTTATTTGAAACCATAGATCTCTTGCGCAATGTATAGGGCATTTACTTTTTCTCCTTCTTAGTCGTACCGATAATCAACGCGCGCCTGAATTCCGTGAGACTTCAGAACATCGGCGAAAGCCTGAGCGCCGACGATCTTGGTATGCATATATTGCCAGTGACATTCACCAGGATTCCACCACTGCCAAGTCGAGGGGCGATAATCCGGCCGACCAAAAGCCTGAATCAAATCTTGGTCGACGGTGTTGGAGATGACTCGATTTCCCGCGCTGTCGTAAGAAATTCCTGCGGCTTTCGCTTCTTTCTTGAGAGCTTTGATGAACTCGACGTTGGCCGCAGGAGCCTTATTGCGATTGTAGTAGAGATTGACCCAAGCAAAGCCGCATTCCATATGCGGAGGCTCTTCTCCATCAAAACGAACCATATCCTTTCGGACCGCTTCTATCGCCGCAGCCTTGGCTTCGAGAAGAATTTCCGTAGCGTTCATTTGAATGACCTCCGCAGCTAATTCCTATGAGTTCAATATGCCTCAAAATCTTTCGCTTGTAAAGTCTAAATATGAGGAAACCCAAGGAAATGAATGCCTAGGAAATACGGACCACATACTCAACAGATGCGCGATAACGCTCGCAATGTTGTGAAACTGCGAAAGGAACGCGACAAGTCCACCGAATGGTTGCGAGATCAAGTCGTGAAACTTGCACATGGTGGACTAGCTCTAAAGACTGCTCGGACTTCCAAGATTGCGATCAAAGACAGCGATGGTCCGACGAACAAGCTTCGTCTCAATTCCATGTATTTCTTCCTGTATGATCCGAAGCACAAAAAGACGCTACCCTACTACGATACATTCCCGCTGATCATTCCGTTCAATTATACGGAGGATGGTTTCTATGGTCTGAATTTGCACTACCTCCCGCCATATATGCGCGCTGCGCTGATGGATCGTATCATTGGAATCATGAATAAACGCGGAATGACTGACGAAAAGAAATATCGTTTTACTGCTTCCATGTTAAACGCAATCAAGAACATGCCGGAATTTCAACCATGTGTGAAAAGATACTTATCTGCCCATGTTAGATCATTGTTCAGACCAGTTCCTCCGGAAGAGTGGCAGTATGCTGTTCTACTAAATTCTGAAAACTTCGAGAAAGCCAGCAAATCTACGGTATGGGCAGACAGTCTACGCAAGATTGGAGCTTCTAAATGAGCCACGACATTTCGACATTCGTAGCAGAGATCGCTGGCGTGAACGGATTCATGAGGCCATCGCAATTCGAGCTTTCTATTCCAGGAATGCCAGAATGGAGTAATGGGACCGAGCACGATGGTAAGAGCGTACGCTTCTTCTGTAATCAGGCTTCGCTTCCTGGCGTGAATATCGACTCCATCGACAATCGAGTTTTTGGCTCTGGTCTGCTTGAGTATTTTCCGACTGGCGCATCGTTCTTCGATCTACAGACTTCTTTCTATGCAGATCAGAATTCTTCCATTGTTCGATTCTTTCAAGACTGGTCGTGGAATACCGTCAACTGGCTTGATGATGATCCAGAGAAATTTCGTATCAGATACCGCGACTATTTTGTATCACAGGTATTAGTCACACAATTTGATACAGAAGGTAATCGCATTCTGGAATACACATACGTCGATGCGTTTCCAGTGAATATTCAACCAGTCGGCCTGCGTTGGAATTCGCGTGATGAGGTCATGGAATTTGAAGTCATCTGGAAATACCGGACTTGGAGAAGATCCAACGTTGGTCAACGCTCTGGTTCTACAAACCTCAAACTCGGAACTCTTCTTCCTGGTTCTGGTCTATCAGGATTCACGACTACGGTAGCACGCGGAGTTAATGGAGTGATCGGTCGCATGAATGAAGTTCAGGACGTCATAGGACGTGTTCAGAACGTCGGCGCGCAAGTCAACCGAACAGTGTCCAGTGTGAAAAATACCGGATCACTGCTCAAGTCAAAATTCAAAGGCCTGCTCTAGTCGCAAGAAGCGTAGCGATAGACTCTAGCTTTCCATACACATAGCTTATCGTCAAAACACGGTCTCATTGAATACGACGTTCCGTATCCAGCCGGATGATATGACCGACAAAGTTCTTGGAATTTCTCTTCGACTTCTTCTCGAGTTTGGCCTGCTAATTCGTAGTAAATCATTCGTCGTAATCCTTTCTTACACCGACTTCATATTCTTCAATTTTGTAGGTTCGCTGCGAGGCGATTAATTGCTCTTTCTGGCGTTTCTTGAACGAACGATCGGTCTCAACCCAAATATCATCGTATTCCGGATCGTATAGTTTCACATCGAACGTAGATTTTACAAAACCTTCGGCATCTTCTTGTGACAATGCGACATAGATTGCATCGTAACAATGAAAATCGTGATCAGACTCTTCCTCAAATACAATATACACTTTCATCTTTTTTTTCAATCCTCCTTCAACATACGGTAAGTCAATGAAATTCGCCGAGGGCATTCGAACCCAGCCTTCGGAATACGATGCAAATGAGTCGACTGCATTCCGGGTGGCATATAAATCAGCGAACCATAAGCCGCAGCGATCGTTTCGGTTTCTCCTGTTGCAATATTCTTGAAAGAGATATTACGATCTTTCCCTGCATATTCATACAGAGTCACGATTGCAATCCCAAACCTGTGATCAATACCCGGATCATCATCGGCGTGCCAACCTAACGAGTCTCGGGAATTTTCATACATGTTCAGGAAACACGCATTGTATGGAATTGGAAATTCCAGAAACTCCGAAACCAAATCATTGATATGTTCAATATCTTCATGAGTTGGCCTGGGAGAATACGTCCGCGCGCCAATACCTCGACCATATGTGTAATCTTTCGAAGCGACCCAATATTCATATCGCGGAGCAGTATCACGACGCTCCCAATCCAGATCATCGGCAAGCCGCGCGAACGTACTAGTAACTACGTCGCGCGGTAAGAAATTCGGATATAGTTCATATGGCATTGTTACAGTTCCTTCTTGTTACCACATTTGCGAGTCGTCGAACGAAAACATTTGCGGAGTATCATTCTCGTCTCCATCCGCAAAGACCGCGACGTCACCATCGATGATCATGGACTTCGCACGACCATCCCAAATCCGATGATAGAAATCCGGCTGACCAAACGTCTTGATCGCGTTGTGGATCCTATCATCCTTGAATCCAACGAAATGCAGCGCATTCTGCATGAGACTTACCTCCAACAAATTCCTATGAGTTCAATATACCCTAAATTTATATGAATGAAAAGGAAAAAGTATGGCTTGGCGTGGAAAGTTCAAACCAAAGAACCCAGAGAAATATCTCGGTGAATCTGCTAACATCGTCTACAGGTCCCGGATCGAATTGCGATACATGCAGTATTTTGATACGCATCCGGACATTGTCCAGTGGGCCTCAGAAGAAATTACGATTCCGTATATCAAACCAACCACCGGACGTGTTCATCGATACTTTCCAGATTTCGTGATACGCAAAAGGAATGCTGATCAGACTCTATCGACGATCATGGTGGAGATCAAACATACCTCGGAACTAAAAGACCCTCGACCACCGAAAGATGGAAGAGGGTCTAGAAGATTCCTGAACGAGGCTGCGACTCGTGTAATCAACGATGCCAAATGGAATGCTGCGAGAGCATTCTGCGCAGAACGGAATTGGCAGTTCGTAGTCCTGAGCGAGAAAGAACTCGGTAAAAACTACTAACGAGTTAGATTGAAAAAGAGATCGAACGACAGTCTCGAACTTGCTTTAATCGAAGGAATTTTAGGATCAATAGTCACAAACGGCAACCGCACCTCGTCGAAAAAGATATAGACTGGGCGGCAAATATCAAACTCGAATTCCAAAATTTCTAGTGCGAACATTACGATCTTATGATATTCTTCATGCGTGATAGCATTTTTCTTACCGCATTGGAATTCTTTTTCGATACGTTCTTCCAGCATCGTCTCAATTTCAAGAAGCGAGAAATCCGGATGGAGTTCGCCATGTGCTAGATTAGTGCTCATGATGCAGCTGCTGCGATACTTGCGCACAAAGCAGTCATCCAGAATCCGAGCGCTGCTGACCAGAAAGTCGCTGTAGGCTTGCGTCCATCCGTAGTATCACCCAACATCCAAAAAGTACTCAAAATTGTCCACACTCCAGAAGAGAATGCTAGAACCGTGAAGAACGCGTTGATATCGGCAGCCATTTCATATTCTCCTTTCCGGATATCCATACTCGACTAAATATAATGCTGATCGCGAGCGCCAACTCCATCAGCTCTAGCCTTACAGGAGACCAGCTATGACTATTTATCATATCATATATCAGATAACCAATAATGTAAACGGTAAAATATATCGTGGTAAACATACCACGCAGAATCTAGATGACGAATATTTTGGTTCAGGTAAATTGATTAATCGTGCTATTCAAAAATATGGCATAGAAAATTTTACAAAAGAAATTTTAGAATATTGCGAAACTGTTGAACAACTCAATGAACGAGAGCGATTTTGGGTTGATGAAGAGTGGGTTCTTAACAAAGATACATACAATCTAAAATTAGGTGGCGGGGGTGGTTGGGATTATATAAATCGTGAAGGATTATCTTCTAAACCAATGAGTGATGAAAATAGAAAACTTGTTTCTGAAAGACAGAAGAAAAGAACCGGAAACTTGAATTCATTCTATGGTAGAAAACATTCTGACGAAACTTTAGAAAAGATATCGAAAGCCAGTAAAACTCATGCATCTAGAATTTATGCCAAACGAATTTTGGATGGCAATCATCCGAACAACAAAGCCGCTTGCGACGTATGTGGCAAAATTGGGCAATACAGAGCTATGAAACGATGGCATTTTGCTAATTGTAATATGGCACAATCTTTCCAGAATTAACCGGATTATCTAGATCCAAATCTATATAACTGAGTTCATTCAAACATATAAACCTAGTTCCTTCGATGATTTGATCTTTGTCTTCATGCCAATGACCAAATACGTGAACCAGTGGTTTGTGAATTTCCCAAAGCGTATCAAACAGTTGCCGCGTCCTGGATGGATACTCTTGCTTAGTCATCCAGGAAAACAGAACCCGCGCGATCACATTCGGGCATTCGTGAGTCACCATGATAGAAGGCTTCACAGCCTCGTATTTCGTGATGATCTTCTCCATCGCAGCGAGCGAAAGTTCCTCATCCCGCCACCAGGAAACACCTTCAATACGATGCGCAGCATCAATGGAAAGAGCTCCACCAACGAACATCATGGAATCGTGCCACACAGTACCGTCGGGAATCCACCATTCAACCTGCGCACAATGGCTCGGAGAATCATGATTTCCGCGAATGAACTTATGATCGCGATACGGAGCTTTGTTATCTTTCCAGGTGAAAGGATGCTTCGGACCGAAACCCATCCCGAAATCTCCGACCTGAATCGAAGCAGGGACTTCTTTCGCGAGCTTTTCGTAGCGGTTCCATTTACCGTGAACGTCGCCGATGAATCTCATGATTTCCTCCCACGAAGGTAAACTAACGCATCTTGCGAATAGCGAAGATCGATCTCAGCCGTTCTGATTTCTGAACCAGAACGGCTCCGGCTGATTATCTCGCGCGCCTTCAGACAAGCATCCAAGAACACCTTGCGGTCTTTGGAGTACTGGACGCACTGAGCCTTTTTCATTTGCCGGACCTCCCGCTAATTCCTATGAGTTCAATATACCTCAAACTCACGAAGAAGTAAAGGGGTCCTAATCACGATAATCATATTTGTAGCTATTTACTTCTTGTTGCAACTCTTTGCATTCTTCCAGAGCATCAGAGAGCTCGTATCGAAGATCTTGGATTTCTTGATGAGCTCTCAAGAGCATTCTTTCCAAATCTTCAACACCTGGACATCGTGATTTTTCTAAAATATCTTCGGGCGTGGCGGTCATTCTCCCAGTCCGAATTCTTCGCGGACGAATTCTCCAGTCACGGAGTCAATAATGTGATACCAGTCAAAGCGTTTAGAGAACGTAATCTCTTCCGTAAAAGTTACACCCTCGGCGATAGAATCGAATGATCCTCGGAAATCAAACCAGCCGCCGCTCGGATAGTAATTCGATCCTGCAAATAGCAAAAAGCGTTTCATTAAATCACCTCATCTTATTTCGAACAGTGTTGAACAATTCCTGGATGATCCCGCTCAGGAATTCCGAACCAACCGAAACAGCTCCCAGAACAAACCAAACAATAGTCGGGAGCTGCCCGATTTCTGGAATTCCTACAAAACTGGCGAGCCGATCATCGTAAGAATACCAGAAGAGCATTGCGAGATTGCCGAGCATGAACGACCTCCTTTGAATTCCTATGAATTCAATATACTTCAAATTCGTTCAAATGAAAAGCAAAATTATCCGTTGAAGATGAAATCGTTTAGACCAGCGTCTTCGCTTCCTGCTTCCCATTCATCCGCTTCAGCGCTTCCCATTTCGTACGGATTGTTTTCTCCGAGAAGGTCGCCAGCAAAATACGACGCATATCCTTCGTCGTAGGCTTTCATGAGTAGTTCTTCGGGGGCGGCCATTACGCTTCCTGCTTCTGACCGAAACGCAGCGTCGCGCTATCAAGATCGCACTTGAAACGCTTCCCCTCCTTGGTCACATAGATGAACGGATACTTATATTGACGCGAATTATACGCGATCAGGCGGTCGCCCCGAGCGTTCGTTTCATTGAGCTTATACATCGCCAGATAGAAGCCAAGGCTCTTCTCGCCTTGAATTTCCTTCCGGCTCTTCTCGCCTTCGAGCTTCATCATGGTCGTGAACTTCATATCGGTATCGGTGAAATTCGCCCGCGCCTGAATGACAGCCATCCCATGCTTTTCAGCGATAGCCTTCAGAGCAGCATGAACTTCGCGATGAATTTCGTTCGCTTGAGCCTTAGAAAGTGACATTCGAATGAACCTCCTGAGTAGCTAATTCCTATGAGTTCAATATACGTCAGATTTTTTCGTTTGTAAAGCGATTATTTTGTTTGTTCTTTGTCTAGAATTCTGCGGTAATCTCCGACCAATTCTTCTTCGGTGCATTCAATCTCGGACCATTGCGTGTGCGCCATCGTAATAAGCTCCTGGATGGCTCCGGCCAAAGCCTGTTCTAATTCATGCTCACGTTCTGCATATGCTTCGAGTCGATCATAAGCAGCTAGAACACCGTCGGCCATTTTTCCGTAGCCGCACTTATCATCTTTAACATGCAGATCGCGCAGCACATATTTTGCTTGGAGAAGTAGTAATTTCACACCTTCATCATCCATCGTGTTGACTCCTTGAGTCATTCTACGACTCCGCGACCTGAGCAGGAAGTACTACCGTGATACACACGTAGGTCTGAGTACCACAGTCCAAGTGTACCGCGATTCGACCATCCGCTAGCATATCCCAGCTATTCAAATAGGCATGCTCCCAGAACCAAGGCATATGGTCCTTTTGTAGAGCGGAATGGGTTTTAGCCTTCTCCCGCAGAAAAACTCGGATAGCTTCTTCTCGATCCTCATGCTCCTGCAGTTCTTCGGACGTGAAAGTTTTCACTTAGGCACCTCCGGTGGGGATATTGGCTGCCAGTGGGTAATCCGTTCTCCACCCGGTCGGGCGTAGAACGGAATGGAGGACAATGAACCAAAGACCACCTGGGCAATACACGGCTCACGCGTGATGACGGTTTTCCGCAGGTCCTCATCATAGGTGGGGACCTCCCGCCAGCCAAGGAACACTGTCCCATCTTTCGGTGCAGTATCTATCAATTGCCAAGCCATTTACCGTACCTCCTAAGAGCTAATTCCTATGAGTTCAATATACCTCATTCGTATAAGAATGAAAAGTGTTTATTTGAACACCTTGAGAAGAATCGTATCCTCGGTGAGCCGACCGTTACCCTTATGCTCCATTGTGGTAAGCTTCCGCATCTGGACTTGGAGAGCCTTTAGGTTCAGGCTGGCCGTGGCCGGCAGGAAGACCTCAGGTTTGCGAAGCTTATATCCAAACGAGGCTGCTTCGTCGACGTTCATGAGCTTCGTGCCCTTCACGGCGAGACCGGTATCATCGGCTGCAATATAGAGCTGAAGATTGCGGTTCTTCGTGTTGAAGATTACGAGAGCTTTCGCGCCAATGATGGCTGCTGGCTGAATCGAGGAAATCTTGAACTCGCTCGACTCGGCCTGATACCGGACGTTCTTGACCAGCACCTCGGCTGGCTTCGCCTTGACCTGACGCGGCTTGCGCTGAATCTTCTTTGCGGACTTCTCGGCCTGCTTCGCACCGAGGAACAGATTGCATTCGTCGATGATCTTCTGAAGGAAGACGATATACGCACGCTTCTGACGAGTCGGCATTGGTCGAGCTTCTTCCAGACCCGCATTGAGTTCTTCGATGATCCGCGTATAGCGATCGATCACGATCTTCGCCGCATCGGGGCGCGAGTTTCGATTCTTGAAGAACTGGTAGGCGCTGAAGTCGGAAGTCCCAGAAAGCAGGAACTGGTCGAGCGCTTCCTCGACATAGCCAACTTCTTCGTAGATTTTATCTGACTGAGTTACGCCTGGCAGACGCTGAGCAGTCGTAGGCTTGACTTCCTGAAGACGCTTCGTTTGCGCGCTTTCGATGAGCTTCTGAAGACCCTCGTCGAACCAGCCTTGGAACTTTTCGCCAAAGACACAGCCGCGACTCATCATCCGAGCCCGATGACCAAGGCTCATGAGGCGAAGAGGGTCGACTCGACCAAGTTCGATCACATCGATCTGATCCTTCGTGAACACACCCTTCGACATATAAGCCTTGAGGTAACCGAGCGCCGACTCCTTGTCGCCGTAAGCGGCGTACCAGTTCATCGCGTTCATATAGTCGAGGTCGGTATCGATCTTGACATTCTGAGGCTCAGAACCCCGAAGCTTCACTTCGGCCATTTTCTGAGTTCCCGAGATTTTCGGGGCTTTAGGACGACCAGCCATTATGACGAACTCCTTTCGTGGAAGTTTCCAATAAAGTCATAATACGTCATTTCAATCAGAATGTAAAGCTCTTTGTTTCGTCGGGATACATGGCAAATTCTTTTCTTAGAGTCTGCGATAGGCTGTGCATCACCATCGAGGAAACATCTTCGACAACGCCATAGTTATTCACAGGAATATGAATCTTATGCTTGACTTTGTCAGAAGTATTCAAGTAATTGTTAGGATCGAATCCAGTAATTGCGACGATGGTTCCTTTTCTATGAGTTTCCACAACAGATTTCATGTTCGGAGAATTGCCTGAAGAAGAGATTAGAATAATAACATCATCATCTTTGACTAACGATTGAAGTTGATATGAATAGATTTCGTCGAATCCAATATCGTTACCAATCGCTGTTAGAATTGTTGGGTTCGATGATAGTGATCTAACCTTGGGTCGGACCCAAGTCGATGTTCTAACACCTTTTAGTAAATCTGTTTCGAAATGATTCGCAATTGCAGCCGAACCACCGTTACCCATCAGATAGATAGTCGCTTCACATTCTATACAATGATAGAGGGTATTGTAGATTTCTTGTAGCTGTTCTTCATTGATATTCCAGTTTATGACGTTGGCGGCCAGATCAGCACTGTGCCATAGAACATTATACGGATTAAACATTGGTTAACAACCTGGTTCCTGTTTTTGAAATTTCGAATGGAGTATGGACAAGCGGATGAAGAGCATCTCGAATCTGCAGATGATCATCTGGATGAGCCCACAACAACATGAATCCACCACCGCCAGCACCTAGAATCTTTCCTCCTAGAGCTCCGGCTTGACGAGCCTTTAGATATATAGCATCGATATCTGAATTTGTAGCTCCAGGAAGTGTTCTTTTTAGTTCCCAAGATTCGTGAAGCATTTTACCGATCGTTTTATAACTTTCGAGAGTCTGATTCAACCAAATTTCGTAAAATTCGCTGGTAGCGTCCCATACTTGGCCGCGCAATCTTTTTAGAATTTCCACATTATCAGGAGTCATTGTTTGTTGTGTAAGAACGGAGTTTGTATTTCTTTTTGTTCCTGTATAGATTAACATCGCCCAAGACATATCTAAAACGGGTGCGGTATAGGATACATGAGTTCCGATAGAATCAAACATAATTTGACCAGAGCCGCCGAATGCACTCATGAATTGGTCTTGTTTACCAATCGGAGACTTGCATAAATCAATCTCGATCGAACAAGCAACTTCTGCAATATATTGTGCCTGCTCTTCTATTCCTAATGCTGCTACTAATGCACATGTGAAAGCTGAACTCGATCCGAGACCAGTTCCGACTGTTGGAAGATCGGCGAACGATGCGATCTCGTATCCCATTGGAAATTCCCAATGTTTCCAGACATTTCGAACAATATCATGCTGAAGCTTTTCGATATCGTCTACAATTTCAATCTTAGAATACATGAGCTTGATTAGATCGTTGTCGACTTTATTGACTGCGACGCGCATGTATTTGTCGATCGCACAGGCTAGAACTGTGCCCGGACCATGTTCTTCATAAAATTCTGGTCGATCTGATCCGCCGCCGAATAGACTGATACGTAGCGGACTTTCGGCAACTGTGAAGCTCATCAGATTTTGAACTCTAGAACTGTATCACCCGGAGGAAGAATTCCAATCGATCCGTATTTGTTCGGAAGGCGTTCTAACACACTGCGCCACTTCGAAGCAAGCGTGGCTGGGTTGAATCGCATATCGGCGTATTGCTTTACGAACGATGTATAGTTATCATATTCCTCGAATCGATCTTTGTAATTCGAGATGATGTTGTCGAGTTCTGTATAGAATCTAGCTGCGTGAGCATTAGGATTCTGAAAATACGGATACATACAAGTCATTGATCCAGACGTGTCGACTAGACCACCGTAATCGGAATGGACACAAATCAGTTTCGCACTCATAGCTTCGATGAGTGATCTGGAGTTACATTCCAACCATGTAGATGGATACGCGAAAATATGCGCAGATTCTAGATGTTTCCGAACAACTTCGTTGGGCTGAGCTCCATGATAGACAATCTGTGGATGCTCGCGGCAAATCTTGAATACTTCCGCAAAACGCTCGTCAGCGCCCACCCAACCATAGATTTCAAATGAGGAGAAAACATCTAGCTGAATGTTGTCGTACTTCTTACAGAGTTCAACAAAAACTGGAACCAGAATCTCCAATCCTCGTTGAGGCGTCGAGGTATAGACTAGACGAATCGGCGCTTCAGCATCTTTCTTCGTCACAGAAATCGGTGGAGATGGTGTATCAATAACCAGTGCGGTATCGTCGGCAGGAACTCCTAGAACTCCCTGATACATGGCGCGTTGCCAGTTGCCGCAAAATACCAGCTGATGAAATCTTTCGCGGGATTTTACATCCTGCAGATGACTCGTTTCCGGATCCCAGGGGAGATCATGAAGCCAATATACACGGTAGCGAGATTCATCAAGTTCACGGACTCTCGACGGAATGACTTGATGTGTTTTTCCAAATTCATCTCCAAGTTCGGCTTCTAGCCATCGCGCACACATTTCAGTGCCACCATTGGATTTTTCGGAATATTCATTCCAGGCAATGAGTCCCATATTCTTATGCTCCGAATGCTTCTACAACTTCTAAAATTACGTCGATAGATTCCGAACAGCGTTCGGCAACGAACTGATCATTCATCATATATGCATAAATGCCCAAAGCATATATCCAATCTTCATGATACCGCTTCAAATTTCGAGCGGCTCTTGCGAATTTCTGAAGTTCTTCGGAGTACTGATGTTCAATCTCTTCTGGAGTTTCTTTTTCAGTTCGTGATGGTGGTTGCTTTTTCATATGCCTTAGTCGCTGTTACAATGATATTCTGTAAAGATGAATGCTCTAGATTACCCATAAACTTAGCATTCGCAATGAGCTCTTCAGGATCTTCGAAACTCCGACGAGGTCCTTCGACACACTGCATACGTTTACCTACAGTATGAACAAAGACTTCGAACAGTTCACGAAGAGTCGTACCCTTCCCTGTTCCAACATCCTGAATGATAGTATCGTTAGACGAAGGCATGTACATCATATTGTCGATGATGTGATCGCAAACATCTAGAACATGGATGTAATCTCGGACGACTGTCCCATCTCGAGTCCTGTAGTTTCCACCTTGAATCACAAAATCTTGACTTTTTTCTCGAGCGCGAAGCATCGAAGTCAAAACATGCGGCTGATCGACCGGCTGGCCGAGTTCTTCATGGCCGCCGACTACGTTGAAGAATCGTAGAATCGCCAACTTGAAATCGGGATTCGCGCGCTTCATGTCGAGAAGGAACTCTTCTCCTTGAAGTTTCGTCCGACCGTATACAGTTCTAGGAGATACAACTCCAGGGAATCTAGGATGATATACAGCTGCTGACGATGCGAAGATGAATGGTTTATTTCGAATGCGATCGTGAAGCACAGCCTGAAGTTTCGCGACATTGTTTAGATAATACCGTTCAGGATATTCCTGACCAGGTAAAATCAAATCTTCTGCTGCTAGATGCACGATGGCATCGTAGCTATCGTGATGAATATCATGTGGAATGTAAAGGCAATCTAACAGTCTTGTTTCGACATCCGTAATCACCTTATGATCGAAGGGATTTCTATCGACAGCGATTACAGTAAATCCCTGTTCTTGCAGACGTCGAACTAGAACTCGACCGATATATCCCGAGCTGCCTGTTACTAAAATTCTACCCATTTAGAAGCTTTTCCAATTCTGTATATCCGCCGATATTGTAATCATTCACAAAAATTTGCGGGAATTCTTTCGCGTTAGGAGCGCACTCCAACAATTCTTCTCTTTCAAAATCTTTGCCGAGTTTGTAATAATTGTACGATATATCATGTTTCGCTAGAAGATGTTTAGCTTTCTCGCAACGTGGGCAGTTGTCTTTACCCCATACGCTGACTAAAGAATTCACCAAATTCGTAGAGGCGTTCGTTGTTGTATCCAATTGCGTAAATTCCTTTCTTTGGGGCGCGACTTGTTGGAGCTCCATTCGGCCAGTAGATGTGAGCAGGGCCGATAGGATCCGGATTCAGTGGGCGAATGTCTTTCGCGAACTTAGCCAAAGAAGAAACTCCAGATTGCGTATGGAATGACTGCCAAAAGGATCGCGTATCCTAGAATCGCGCCGATCCATTCGATCGTGTTGATGATCAACCAATTGTCTTTCTTCATTTCCACTCCAGTTTCATAATTGTGATGACATTCCCAGGATATTTCTGAGCAAGATACATTTGCACAGCTGTTTCAGATTGAGCTCCCTGAAGAGCCTGCCCAATCGATCCTGAAATCTTCGATCGTGTTCCGAGACCAGACTCTTCTGGTTTCTTTCTCCGAAAATCTACGTGAAATTGTTTCGCCATGATATAACTTAGGTTTCTTCGCTCGAACCGATCAGCATAGAGCTCGGATCGACAGTAAAGACGACATCGAAGCCTTCTTCGGGAGTCGCATAAACCAGGCTCTTGGACATGGAGTCCAGAACATGCTGCGGAATGATCTTACCCGGACGTGACCGAAGTCTGCGCTCCCACTCATCAGGATCCGGCGTCACGACGTTGATGCAGATCTTTTCGTAGTGCTTGGGAATCTTCGCGAGCTTCGCCTTACGAGTCTTCGGATACAAATTCGTCTGATCCCAAACGATATCCGAGCCGCGCGCGATGGCATCCTGCAGATCGTAACCCATATGCATTTCTGCAGCCTTGAAAGCTTCAGGCATTTTGGTGAACACATCGTTATACGTGCGCCCGATGTTCTTAGCATAATTTTCGAGCCAATTGTCGGTCGAGAGCACGACATCGTTTGGACCCTTCAGGATATCGACCAGAGTCGACTTACCCGAGGCCGGAAGTCCGACCATCATGAGAAAGATGGGTCGACGCTTTTCTTCAGACATCTAGAATCTCCTTCCTTGCATAAACCAATCTCGGAAACAATTGAGCCTTGAGCTTTTCGAAGTTCCGCGTATGAGCAGAATTCCTAGCCATGAGCCCAACCAGTTCCTTGAACACAGTGAATTGAAGCTCATCATACCCTACTTCGAAGCATTTGTAAAGCACCGATTGAACAATCGGCGGGAATTCTGACACAACATCCAGCGCGAATTCTTTACGCGTCAGGCGTTTCGTCTGAGCAGCGCTGATTACTCGCGTCAGATTCTGAGTCCAATCGTTAGCCATTTTGTTGAACTCGTGTTGATACCGAAGCACCATTTCCTTATCGACTTCTTGTAGAGCAGGTAGAAGATCGTCGACTAGATTTTCACAAATCAGCGAAATGATATGACGCTCACTCTTGATCTTTTCCTTGGTGCGGTGAAGCTGAACATACCAGTCTGCTTTCACTTTGATCTTGTGACCGTCGTCGAACGAAATCACGATACCTTCAGCATCGGTCCATTGCCGAACAAGTTCACAGATTTCTTCCGTGTTGGCGATTTGCGAGTAATCGAACTCTCTGACTAGATCTATATCAAAAACCTCAGCATCGTGTTTCAATTCCCATCTCGGGATATATTCCCCGGATCTATTATACCGAGCGGCCAACAACACAAGTCTCGGAGTTTCGTGTTCAATGACAACCTGATTATCTCTTGAGCACCATTCAAATATTGGTGTTCTTTTGTGAGCCAGATAAGCGCGAGCGAATTGTTCGTAGTTAGGATGTTCAGCGGCCCAAGTCGCAGCCTGATCGGCAATCTCAGTCTTGCCCATCTTGGTATGCCACTGAAGCTCGTTGTCGATAAGAATCGGCGTAATCATAGAGCCATCAAGCTTCTCGATGATCTTATGCGACCTCGAGAAATCCACATTCTCCGGACGAGTTTCTTCTCGTTCTGCGAGATTGAAGAACTTGTGGAATTTCCTGTTCAGGACTTTACCGGTATAGTTGCAGAACGCGATCCCGCGACATTCACGAAGAATCGCTTCTTCTTCACTGTTCACAGGCGGGAATGTATCCGGAAGAGATACGACGTAGTTGAAGATCGTGTAATGATCTCGAACTGCTTCGATGAATTCAGGCCTGCCTTTTACAGCAGCCCGAACTTGCTCTACATCAGTGATGAGAGGAAATTCATATTTCATGTCCACAATCCTCTATATTAACACCATAGGCCACGAAAATATTTTCCGAACAGACGAAGACCATCACGAACCTTCTTGTCATCGACAGTATGGTCATTTACACCATCGTTGACAATTTCAGAAAATCCGTCAATCATCACCTGAATCACATGATCCCAACGATCGAACCAAAATTCGTCGATATCCCACTCGTTTTCTTTCGATTTGGCGTTGATGGATCGAAGCTCGAAAGGAACATCTTCATCATCTACGAATGGAGCTCCCTTCTTCGCATCTTTCATCTTCTGAAGAGCGGGAAGAATGATCAACGCTAGAGTATGGTCAAGATTCCAGATATCGGAGTCATCGATGTGAACATTCACACGACGCGTTCCACTCTTCCTAGAATATGGACCGATTGAAACTTTCATTCAGATTCATCTTTCTTGTTGCGGCGATCATAAGAGCCTGGACCCTTCTTCGGCTTGATCACCTGCTTACGCAAATGCGGCGAGCGTAAAGCTCGCGCGATCGGATTACGAATAGATCCAGATTTCATTTCGCTTTCCTCCATTCCAGAAATTCACTCTAATATGAATCTAAGAGAATGTAAAGCGATATCTATCAGGAATCGACGTGAACACCATGCTTTTTATAGATTTGTTGACGTTGGAATTCTGCTTGAATTGCCTGTTCGTCTGGATGCGGTTCCGATTGTTTTGCTGCTCCGAACAGATGAATGGTTGGCGCAGTTGATCCCAAAGCAGTAGGAACATATTTCTCGAGCGGGACTGTACCTACACCAAAGCGAGGCTTTTGAATGAGCTGTTCATTTGAAATCGATTTCTTCTTCGGTTTAGAAAGAATAGGTTTCGCCGTTTTGAACTCTTCTTCAATGTCTAAATTTCTTGCGGCGCGCGCCTGATCCCTCACGAAATAATACATGGAGGTATTCTTATACTGTTCGACGAAATACTTCTCACCAATCCACAACCAGATCTTAAATAGATATTGCTTAAGCATTTTCTTTACCGGAGATTCCTCTTATGGTTTCTGAATTTTTCAAGTTGATCGCAACTATACTGCATATAAACTTAGCGCAACCAAGTGAACCATCTAAGACAGTATCTCCTGATAGAATTCCACAATGGGAATCTAATTACATGAATCCTAGAGTCGGTTGTCAACCTCAAGCGATCAAATATAGAGTTTGCTCTTCGGGATCAAGATTGACAATAGTCTAAATTGGCGGATACGGACCTTTCAGGTATGTGTTTGGTTCTGCTCTATAGACGTCGCGATACCAAAGCATGAATCGTCGAGCTGCGTTGAAATCAGCGAATCGAGCTTCTCCAGTTTTCTTGTTCTTCTTCCAGAGTTCTACAATTACTCGAAATTGGTCAGTCATCATGACGCCGCATAGTCAGTGTTAAAGTTGGTAGTATATTCCATCTTAATCTCTTGATTCTTCGATCTCGTCTATATTTTTCGTAAGGTTTTCGTTTATTTCTCAAAACAAATCTGAGATATTTATCGCCGACGATGGTCTTCATGATATGTAATGTTGGCCAGCCCGGACGTTCTACAGGCTCCAACATTTTGCTTCGGCCAGTCCGAAAATCTAGACCAATCCGATCATGATATTTGAACGGATTTAGTTCCCGCATAGAAACTTTCTCAACTCTTCATACGAAGGAAGATTGGCTCCGCCATCGAACAAATCTTCAGAATACAAATTCGGCCGGGCGATCAAAGATTTCACCTGGCCTGTTGAAAGAACTTCTTCGGCTGCATCTTTACGATTCCAAAACAATCCGCACTCATCGATGAAACCTTGTTCAGCCCTGTTCGGATTCAATCCTAAAATATGAGCAAGCCACATCAAATTGTGATGTCGGTTCGGCGGTGGTAAAGAAATCACATTACCGTCGAAATTCAGAGCTACTGCGATTATCTTCGTCATGCTGTTAACAGGATGTTGTTTGCATAATCGAACCAGTCGAGCTCCGCCTCGCTCAGTTCTTCTTCACGACGTTTACGCTTGAGTTCTAGCCAAGTTTGTTCGACAGCTTTGATGCCGTCTTTTTCAAGAACTGGAAATTCGTATTCTTTACGGATGATCATCCGTAATACCTCCCTGGATCATAATCGAGTGCAAACTGACAGCTTAGAATGGTTACCGAGAACCAAAATCCACCGAATGGATACTGCCAGAATTGAGTTCGAAATGGCCCCATGATTTTAATCCATTCGGACCTAGATACGCCCTCTTTCTTAGCGACATTTTCAAACAGGTGAAGATAAATTTGGGTGCCATTAGCCAGTTCCCACCAGCTTAGACGTGGCTTAGGATTGCCAGTATCATATAACGCATAGAGCTTCGCAAAGCCCAAATTCATGAGTTCATCGACAACAAAATCTTCATCAGATTCCATGATTTCTTCGTAAGTCTTAGGCATTTTCATTCATCTCCTGATTAGCATCTAAATTTTCCGGATAATAGGTCCAAACGAAACACGGATAGTAATCATCCGCACTATCAGTTCCAATTATGAAAATCAACAATCCTGTTTTCGCTGATCTAATTCGCAAAATATCTTCGTCACACGAATCAGAAAATTCACAAATCACATATTGATTGACTGGAAGAATGCGATTATGAACTTTCGAACAGTCTGCCAGACCGGCAACGACAACATCACCAACATGACTTCTGTATCCATCAGAAGGATTTTCATGTACGAAGATGACCATATTATCCAACCCAAACGAAACTACCGTCGCATCTGTTTGGTGAACTTCGCTACAATCTGGAATAAGCGTGAAGATATATTCGCCAACAAAATCGCTCAGATCAGCCATCTAATTTCTCCTATCTTTAGACCTACTATACCTCAAGATGAGGATAATGTAAAGGTATAATTTTCTCCTAGACCGGATAGATTATACTTAAACTATAACCTCACAACCTTTTCAGAAACCAGGGTCGAGCAGCATTCGCAACAAGTGCACCAATCTTCTTTGGATCAATTTGAGCTTCTACAATTCGAGTTTCTTCTTCCTTCATGATATCGTTATAGACCCAACGAATAAAGTCGCCAGTGGAAGTCGGAGCGATAGGCTTGAGAGCCTCATGTTCTAGCCACCAAAGACCTTGTTCCAGACGAGCTTCGGTCACGACTTCTTCTACGAACTTCTGAGCATTCTGAATCGCTTCAAGATCAACAGGAGCCAGAGACTTTACCTTAGATACAGAATGCTTCTCACCCTTCACTTTGAATGGCGGCGCTCCGGTATGATTCTTAATTGGCGTCCAGACTACACCTTCACCGATGCCCTCGACGCCGAAGAATTTGCCGACAGGACATTGGCGTTCAACTTCTTCAGTGATGGCAATGAGTTTGTTTTGAACCAGTTCGGGTTGTGCAAAATCTACCGTAATCTCCCAAGTCGGAAAATCCATGATGTTGAAGATTCGAGCTTCTTCGAATCGAAAATCTCGAGCTTCTTCCGAAGACATCTTCACCCAGCCCGAACCAACCTGATAGATGGCAAATGCAACGAACATCTTATCGAGTTCGTTGACAGCTACGCCTTTCTGAATACCTTTACCGCACCATTCTCCGTAGACAACGAGTTCATCGATGAAGCCATCGTCCCAAAGATATTCGGTCATTTCCCACAGCAGTTCTTCGTGTTGCTTCATGTGGAGCATGAAACCGCAATTGTCCTGCTCTAGCGTGAGGACTCGTTCGCGGGACTGGTAGTTGATTTCACCAATTGCACGATTGAAATGAATCGCAGCATTGGTCCCGTGAATCTTCACAGTTCCGCGGAATCGAATTTTCGGAAGAGTGACAGTATCATCGTAAATCGGATTACCGTCGGCATCTTTGCCCTGCCAGCGAACACGTTCTTTTACGGTTCGAATACAGTTCGAAAATTGCTCGATAGATGGAAACTTGTGCATCATAAGCTCCTTTACAGCGAATTCACTTTATAAACCGACGTATGATTGATCGTTTCAAAATAACCGACCCACGGTGACCAGCCTACCTTGATAGTCTCACCAAAATCGTTGACATATGAAAACGGTTCTGAATCCGAAGTTTCCATAATTTCGACCAGAGCCTCAGCCTTTTCTCGAGTTGAGAATGCATCGATCACCGAATACTTACCACAATCTGAAGTGTAAGAATCTGCGGTATTATAATCTACGATGACTACAAAAATCGGCGCATCGCGATCTTCGTTATTCACAAAGACTAATTCCCCAATCCCTCTATCTTTGGAATAGTATCCTTCGATCCACCATTTGTGTTGGGTTTTTCCCCACCGGTCGGGACCTTCTTCGGTCGATTCAATCTTTAGCCAGCGAGCGTGTTTATGTTCATATAAGACTCTTTTCATTCGAAGAATACCGTACAAAGATACCCGCGACATTCGAACCCAACTTCAAGAGTCTTTCTGAGTGACTTCCAGTTGAATCTTGGCTCGAAAAATCCCACATTCTTGATCCAACGTTGCCGCATTACATCGTCACCTGCACATTGATCGAAAACCGAGACAAGTATCAGAATGCCGTTCTTCCCGAACGGTCGGAACATTTTGTAGAATCGATACTGATTGTATCCATCATCCATATCATTATCTCCTAATCTAACTCTTCAAGCTCTAAGACTACCGGAGGTTCACCGTATTCATTGAATCCATATGATGCTGCGACGATACGAGCTTCTTGCTCAGAATCGGCTTTGACATACCCGACGGGAACACCTTTGAATATTACAACGAAGATTAGCATAAATCGACCAGCTTCGCGGGTTGCTTAACTTCGGTTTCCACCACCCAGCCGTCCTTATCGGGGAACACCGTGAAGCTGCCGTGAGCGATAGCTAACTTAATCAGCTCGCGGTCGGACAGGCTATCAACCTTCTTTTCGGGGAACGAACGCAACAGCTCGGCCCGGTCAAACCCGAGCGATATAGTCGCGCGGCCGGAAACCTGAACCCACTGAAGTTCCGGCTTTTGCTTAATGACCTTCGGCATAAGTATGAACCTCCTCTAGTGAAGGCTTGATTATACCTTAGATGTTGGCCTTTGTAAAGCCCAAAGACAAAGAAAGTAGGAGTCGATGATGTCTGATGACGGATTCTCGGATGTCTCTTTCTGATTGATCTCGGAACGAATCCAGATTCCCTGATCCAGGAAATACGCCGTCTCCATCTGATCTTTGTTGGAGTTGCCCTTACCTGCGGCGAATTTCTTCAGGCTGGGAGGAGAAACCAATTCAAAATTCAGACCAGCTTTCCAGAGTTTGAGTTTCAACAGTCCGGTATTTTCACCCATGGTGAACGTCATACCTTTGGCAGCGAACGCGTAATCTTCTATCGCAATCTTGTCAGACTTACATAAGATACTCAGAGCCCAATCGCTAAGACGGTCGAATCGTTCTTGATTGTTCGAGAAAGGCTTTGCCAGAGTTCCATAGAACGGATGTTTCCATTCCAGTTTCTTATCTGTCGTATAGAAATGATACGTGAATTCGTCGGTATTGGAATCATGTAATGTGATCGCGGGACTGGTCATGGAATAATCCACGCCAGAGGTAATGATGTTAGTCATCTTTGTGATGTTTTAGAAGCTCGTGAGGATGGAAATCGCCGAGATGAGGATGATCTTCGCCGCCGTTATAGTATTTCACTTCTGCGTGAATATGTGAAATTCCATGTTTGTGTGCATACGCGAGTCGATGGTTACCTTCCATAACATGAGGCTCGCCACGATGGTTTACACCGATCATGATTGGGTGGTCTTTGGAATTGAAATTCTTCGGATGGCCAATTTGTTTCGCTAGACGCTCTGCTTTCGGACCTTCATGTCTGAACTTATGTTCATCCATCGCGCCAGGGAGTTTGTGAAGTTTTGATACTGGGAGATGCAAATTTTTGTTGAAATACCCAGTCGTAGCTCCATTCAGACCTTTTCTTCGATGATAGTTGGTATTGGCATCTTCTTGCTTATGTTTGAGCCAATCACCACCGGGATTATCCCGTCTGAATTTGGGAGATTCAGAGCTCTCTTTGAGAATCTCTGCGAAGCGGCGAATCATTCTTCATCTTCTTCTGGGAAGAGATCTTCGTCATCTTCTACGACTGTTCCACAGAACGGGCAGAATACTGCTGGAGTATCTAGCGATCCGCCGATGACCTGATATTCTTCGTTGCAGGAATTACATTCTTTCCAAGAGCTCATTGATATTTCCTATCTAATTGAAACTATTGAAAGAACTTAGTGATTACTCGAATCTAATCTTCGCTGTTGTCATAGAAATGATCCTCCAACATATGCATTCGAGTTGGTTCGTTGTAAGCATTTCGCCAATCAACCGATGCTAGCGTATATGCTTCTTTGTGTTTCAGAACAGTCACACCAGCTCGGCGAAGAAAATCCAATCCTGAAGAATCTCGATAATCTTGACCGTATATGAACGTGCTGATTCCAGAGCCATAAATCAAAAGAGCACATTGCAAACATGCAGCGTGAGTGCAATACATGGTAGCATTTTCTGCGGATTCTGTGCTTCTAGCTATTTTTCGTATAGAATTAAATTCGGCGTGCATAACTGTCGGCAGTGTAGTTAAACTGCCATCTGCATTCAATTCTTCGCATATATTATCAAATCCTGCTGGTTGACCGTTCCAGCCCATGGAAATAATATTACCATCTTTCACAATCAAGGCTCCAACATGCAATCTTTTAGCATAAGACATTTTGGATACTCGATTAGCGATATCCATGTATAATTCGTTATATCTCGTTTCTTTCAATGTTAACATCATATCTCCTAAATACTTGGTAGTCGCGATGTTGACGCATCCACTACCACTAGATCTCAACTGCTTGAACAGGAGAACTCCAGCAATGAATACTTATATCAGACCTTGGATTTGCTATACATATCTATTGAAATGGTTTAAAACCAACATGAAATATTATGGTGGCAAATGGGCGCGGAATTGCCATCCCGACGATTTGTGGGTTACATATTTCACCTCATCTAAAATTGTTAACAAATACATCGAACAAAATGGTGATCCAGACGTGATACAAATTCGAAAAATATTTGGCGAGAATCAAACAGCATGTTATTCTTGGGAAACGCGTGTATTGAATAAACTAGACGTTAGATCACGAGAAGATTATCTCAATAAACATAACAACGACGGAAGAGTGCCGACCTGCTGGGAATCCCAAGAATTCAGATTAAAACGGTCAAAATGTTCTTCGGAAAGTAATAAAAAGCGTATATTAGAAGGAACCCATCCTTTTGCAGGTGTACTCGGTACTGCGAATGCGATTAAAAGAAATAAGACTATGGTAGAAAATGGCACTCATCATTTTCTCGGATCAAAATTTCAACAAGATAGAGTCGCACGAGGTGTTCATCAATTTTCTGGAGAAAAAGGTTCTTTGTTTGCTAAAGAACGTAATAGTAAATTACTGTCAGAAGGTAGACATCATTCTCAAATTGACATGATTTGTGATGTATGCAACTTAAAAGTAAAAGGACCAAGTGGACTTTCTAGCCATAAAAGACATAAACATCCTTCTCTTGTCACAATGAAAATCCTTTGAATGAATCTGATGATGCGTCGTTTTTGATATCCCCGACAGTATAGGAATTGATCTGAGTTTCCTGAGGAGCTACTTGAATTTCAGCGCCTGCGATCCATTTCGCATCCCAAGGTAGAGGATTTTGAACATTCTTGAATCCTTGAATGCCCACGGCGCGAGCACGTTTCGCTGCGATATAATCGACATACTCGTACAGGATTTCTTCGTTGAGTCCAAGCATTGAACCGGTCGAGAATAGGTATTTGGCCCATGCTTTTTCCTGGTTCACGACTTCAGTGAACAATTGCTGAATGTATTCAGCATCAAATCGCTGAATTCGTTCAAATTCTGGATCATCTTTGGGAAGAAGCTTGATGAGTTGCTGAGTCACTCCAAGATGGATGTTTTCATCTCGAGCAATGAACTTGATGAGTTTCGCATTACCTTCCATTTTACCCTGTTCAGCAAATGCCCAGGAGCAGATGAAAGATACATAGAACCGAATACCTTCTAAAGCATTAACTGCGTGAATAGTCCGCCAGATTTGTTCTTTAACAGCATATTTGTAATCCCGAGACGGTGACCACATAGACAGATTAGTCGTGGCATTATAATCAATAAGTCTATCGTATTCTTTCGAAACACTCTTAGCGCAGTCCACGATTTCTTGAATTTCCAACATCTCATCGAACACTTTCGACGGATTTGGATAGACGTTCTGCAGCAGATAAGAGTATGTGCGATTATGAATACGCTCGAAATACTCCTGAACTTTCCACCAGCCTTCGAGTTCAGGGTCAGATGTGACCGGTCCAAAGGCAAGAGATAAAGCTCGCCCTTGGACCGAATCTAGTAGAATTTGCCGTTTCAGATTGGACGTGAAGATATGCTCTTCTTCTTTCGTCAGACTCTTGAAGTCTTTGATATCCCTCTCGAGTGAAACCTCTTCTGGCTGCCAGAAGAATCCCTCTTGTTTACGCGCAAGTTTCAGGAATTGTGGATACCGAACCTTGTCGTAGCGCGCAATAGTCGCCGTAGGACCTAAGAATAATCTTGGTTCTTTCGACGTATTGCGCTCCGAAATATCAAAAACTGAATACGACATCTTACTCCTTAATGTTAATCACAAAACGCTGGCGCGTAGAACAACGCAAACGTCAGCGTGATCATACCGAGAATGAACAGTTCCATTCTAAGTCACTCCTTTCTATTTGTAAAGCCTCAAATGACACAAGTGTCACAACCTTCTTCGGTTTCTTCCTCCCCAGCATTATCGTTGGTGTTGAAGTAATAGAGGCATTTCCCACCGTATTTATAAAAGGTCAATAGATCCTGCAGAAGAGTATTCATAGAAATCTCATCGCCCGGGAAGTTTTTCGGATTGTAAGATGTATTGACCGAGATCGACTGATCCATATATTTTTGGAAAATCGCCATAGTCTTCAGATAAGGAATAGGTGAATTCTGATTCCACAGGTAATCGTAGCGTCGTCCATATTTCTTGATTTCCGGAACGACTTGCTTTGATACCTGATCTTTGTTGATCTTGATTGAGATCGGACCACGCGGATCTTCGATACCATTCGTAGAATTGGAAATGAGACTCGAAGTTTCGGCTGGCATGAAAGCCATGAGCGTAGAGTTTCGAATGCCGTAGTTGCTTAGATCATCTCGAAGTGATCCCCAATCCTGTTTATCTTTATGAGGAACAATCTCGTCGACTTCTTTCTTGTATGTATCAATCGGTAGCACTCCACCAGCATACTTTGTATGACTGATTAGATCACATGGTCCTTTTTCTTTTGCGACCTCGACCGACGCTCTAATGAGTGCATAAGACCAGGCTTGTGCAAAGTCGTCGATTTTTTCGTAATCTTCAGAAGTGATAGAATTGTATCGAATGTTATTCTTGGCTTTCCAGTGCGAAAATCCAGTAATCCCAATACCAAGGCTACGCCTCCGAAGAGCACCATGAGCCCCAGCAGCAACAGGATATTCCTGATAATCCAAGAGCTCATCAAGAGCGCGCACAAGCAAATCAGCAAGACGGATAAGATCTTTATTCTGGTCATTCAGTTTCCCCGCATTAATAGCAGCCAATACGCAAAGCGCGATTTCTCCGGACCCATCGAACGGATTCTCGAATGGTTTGGTTGGAAGTGTAACTTCCGTGCAAAGATTGGTCATTCTAATCGGAGCAAGTTCAGGAATGAACGAGCCGTGAGAATTCACATGATCGACGTTCATGATATAGATTCGGCCGGTTTCCTTACGCTCCGTCATCAGAGTCGTGAAGAACTCCAGAGCCTTCATGGAAGTTTTTCGGATTTTCTTGTTATTCTCATACTTTTTGTACAAGTCCTGGAACTTATCTTCATTCTCGAAGAAGGCTTCGTACAGTCCTGGCACGTCCGATGGTGAGAAGAAGGTAATATCACCACCTTCAATCAGACGCTCGTAGAAGAGTCTGGAAAGCTGAACAGTATAATCTAGATTGTTGATACGGTTTTCTGGAGTTCCTTTATTGTTTTTCAGGACGATCAGATCTTTGAATTCCTGATGCCAGCCGACGTAGTTCAGATTACCAGAGCCTTTACGAACTCCACCTTGATTACAAGACTGAACAGCTGCTTCCCACAAACGATAGAATGAGAACACGCCAGTATGTGTAGATTGGCCGCCGCGAATTGGTGAACCAAAGCCGCGCAAAGCTCCGCCGCCGATGCCAATTCCGGCCTTCTTTGCAACATAGAGACCGATCGCAGTCGCAGTCGAGAAAATAGAATTCAGATTATCATCGGCTTCGATCAAAGTACAGGATGAGAATTGCTTCTCGGGAGTTCGCATACCCGCCATAATCGGCGTCGGTAGTGACAGCTCAAATTGAGACAGAGCATTATAGAAATTCACGACATATTCTAGACGACGCTTCTTCTCGTATTTGTGGAAGAACGTCATTGCGATGAGCATGAAAGCCATTTGCGGCGTCTCGAGAATACGGCTGGTCATTCGGTTTCTGATTAGATACTTTGTCCGCATGAGTTCCATTCCAGCATAAGGAATGTCGTAGTCTCGATCATGAATGATATGCCCATCGAACCAATCGAGTTCGTCGGGAGAATACCATTCTAGAAGTTCGGATGTATAGAACCCAAGGTTTACATTTTGTTCAATTAGTTTAGTCAGACTATACTTTTCGAGCGATCCGTAAACCTCTTTATAGAGAGACCAAAGCAGAAGTTTCGATGCAACATACTGATAGTTCGGGGAGTCTTCAGTGATCAGATCAGCAGCAGAACGGATGAGCGTCTCTTGAATATCTGAGCTCTTGATATTGTTATAGAGCTTTAGTCCGGATGCCAACTGTAGACTTGAGACGGAAACATCTTCAATACCTTCACACGCCCATCTACACGCTTCGTGAATCTTTTCGATATCTAGATCGACTCTTGTTCCATCTCTCTTTGTTACTTTCAATTGGTAGTGCTCCTTAGTCTATACACTTACTTCTGCTTTGATTGTTGGATGTGATTCATAATTGATAACCTTTACGTCGTCAAAAGTAAAGGCATCAATTGAGTCTCTATGGTTTAGTTTCAGTAACGGGAAATTCTTCGGAAGTCTAGAGCATTGTTCGCGAGCTTGATCTAGATGGTTTGCATACAGATGATAGTTGCCGAGAGTATGAACAAAATCTCCAGGAGTATATCCACAAACATCCGCGATCATTCGAGTCAGCAAAGCGTAGCTGGCAATATTGAATGGAACTCCGAGGAACATATCGGCGGATCTTTGGTATAGTTGGCAGGACAACTCGTTTTTGGTATTCACATCGAATTGGAAGAAACAGTGACATGGCGGAAGAGCCTGATCCGGAACATCGGCAGGATTCCACGCAGTCACAATATGACGAGTGCTGAATTTGTTTTTCTTTAGTTCTTCGATGACGTTCGCGAGCTGATCAATTTCCCCGAATGCAACTGCGTCACCAAATTCAGAATAAACAATACCATCCCAAGCACGCCACTGTTTACCATACACCGGACCCAAATCGCCATTCGTATCGGCCCATTCATCCCAGATATGAACACCGTTATCGACAAGATACTTGATGTTCGTCGAGCCTGAGATCAACCATAGAAGTTCGTGAACGATACCTTTCATGAAGACCTTCTTGGTCGTCAGGAGAGGGAATCTATCGTTCCGAAGATTGAACCGCATCTGCGCACCGAAGCGACCATATCGACCAGTTCCAGTTCGGTCTGGAATCAGATTGCGAGGATCTTCAGAATCATTCAGAAGATTCGCCATGAGTTGAAGATACTGGAGCTCTTCGAAGTTTGTGTTCTGATTCATTTCATGTCCTCGTAATCTAGAAAGTAGGATTTTCCGCAAATATCACATTTCCACCGTTCGCCGTCAAAGCCGTCATACGAAGTATAGAGATTGCGACATTGTCTCCACGTGCCGGTTGCACCTGGAGGATCCCAACTTCTTCTCGGATTCTCTTCCGAAAACGGAATGAATACTGCAGGATCAATACATTCTTTCGAAGTCATGATATTCTATGCATCCCAATAGGACCCTTCTTAGTATCAGAAATAGTTAATCCATCTCGAACTTCATATATCGGATCCATAGGAGTATCAATCTCAATCACATACATTTCTTCTGAACTTCTATTCAGACAAAATTTGTGAACTACGCGACCCTTCGTCAAATTTCCTTTATGGCCGCGAACATAAATCCAAGCTTTGTCGCCGACTTCTAACACGATACGTTTCACATCTTTCTCCATTTCGCAAATTCAAGTTTCAATCGTAATCCTTCGTAGGTATTGGCCTTAATCATAGACATCAGTTGGGGTTGTGACATTCCAGTATTGATCACGATCTCGTTGATATCCTTTCCGGGTAAGTCCGTTGGCAACAAACAAACACTCTTCTTTCTCGCAATCAACTTCTCGATGATCTTTAGAATCTGAGGATTTCTCCGATCCTTGTCTGGTATGTAGCATTTACGAGCTCCTGGAAACAGTCCATCGACATTCAACAAATCGCCTTGCGTCGACGCAATAGCATTATCTACGAACAACGAGTCTATCGCGCCTTCCAATACATAGATCATCTTGTTTGTATTGATCCGATGTCGACCGAAGCATTTGACTTCGTCGGTATTCAACATGATAGATACATAACGCATAGTTGCATCAGGATCGAATGACCTTCCTTGAAAACCGTAACATTCACCAGCTTCATTCGTGAAAGGAATAATTAGACGTGGTTCCTTGAATGTATCTTTCAGCTTACCCGGTATTTGCGAATTAACGAATTTGGTAAAGTTCGGAGTGTATAGTAAAAGTTCCAATCCCGAATTTGGTATTCGTCGTTGAATACAGTAGGCTCTTGCGGGATGATCTTCTTCAAGATCATTGATTTGTCGGAGACCTGTTCCAATCTGAAGTTTTGCTTTTTCGGTTTCCGGTTCATCGCTTGATCGAATATCAGATCCATGATCGGGCTGGACTGGTTTGGTATATAAGTCAAATACATACTCCTTGAATAGTGCTGGATTCTGAGTCTTCAGGAAATTTCGGAACGTGCTTGATGGGCAGCCGTTGTGACATTTGAATCTGAGCTTGTTTCCGGCTGCGGTATCGGCGTAAAAGAATCCTCTGGCTTTGGTCTTATTCTTTTGAGAGTCACCACACACGGGACATCTGAATCTAGCCAAATACGGACGTGTTTTCAGGACTCTAAATTGTGATAGGTAGAGACCTACTCTATTTGCGTATTGAACATCAATCAGGTTCTGTTCAAAGATAGTTTTAGCAGCAACAGCCATTTTTCGTTTCGAACGTAGTGAGAAACTGAACTGAACATCATTCAGAACAGAGTATCACATGAAATCTGAACAGGTTCAAGGAGAGCCTTGAACGAACAAGTTCGAATTATACCTTACTTCTAGAATGAAGTAAAGCACTATTTTAGACTTTCGTGAATTATTTTCACGAGTTCTTTGCTCGAAATCAATCCACATTGAGACTCTATCTCGACCTTTCGACGAACAGGAATGTCGTAGTGAGGATGTTTCGGATTAGAATCAAACCACACTCTAGAGATATTTAGATCCTCGGCCATCCGATGAAGGTTCGCCACTGAATAGGGAACACAAATCAGATGACGTTTTCCGTCGGTTAGATATCGAATCTTTCTACGTCCTAGTTCGAATCCACAGTTAGAACAGTGTGATATCCACGAGAATCATTGCCAGGATCGAAAGCAACGATGGCCCCCATGAAATTCCCATACGCATATTGATTAGCCTTATAGTAGGTATAATCCGCAGCCATCACACCAACAACACGAGGCTGGATTGAACGGTAGGCGTTCTTATGACGATATTCGGTGACCTTGGTCCAGTGAACCATATCGCGCTGAATTTCGTTATTGGTAAAGATAACCCATTCGAGAGCAGCCGTCATGAACTTCGGCTGATGACGAGTAATGGCATGAGGAACGATCAGCGGGTCATAAGCGACGAAATGCTCGGTCTTATTCAGAACCGCATCGACGTTAGCGCGATGATTAGGTTCGAGCACAATAGCCATGATAAAAACCTCCTTGATCACCTGATATGATTATATTACGTCAAATTACCGAAGAAGTAAAGCGATTAGTTAAACGACGTCGTAGGTCTCGACATAGTATGAATCCGGAAGATAGTCGCAGTTGTCATCCAGCTTTTCGTCCTTTATCCTTTTCATCACTTTCACGAAATCGGAGTCTTCGAGAACATGGTTGAGATAATCGGCAGCATCTTGGGCAGCATGTTTGCTGAAATATGGACGAACATTCCATTCCCAATATCCCTCGTCCGAAGACTTGCGACCCATCAGCATATGAATTTGAGACATTATGAAACTTCCGGTTGATTACCTTAGAATTTCATTATACCTCAATTTCATCAAATGAAAATCAAAATTTTCCTTCGTCGCGTTCTAATATGTTCTCTTTGATGCAGTGGTGTTTGTCGAAGATGTGCAGTGCTGCGCACATGATCTCCCATTTCCAATCGCCTGGTTGACGATTACCGTTCTGAATTCTCAGGAGAGCTTTACCACCACGAGACGACAATGTCTCGTCAGGATCACCGCGAAATAATGCGTTGAAGAACTGATCTATCGCGATCAGTATGTTGATCATCCAATCTCGGAATGACATTCGAAATCACCGCGTGAATAATGTCTGAACTACTTCCCAATGGTCTGACAGCCATAGAAGCACAACACCTGCGCCGATGATGATCCATTTGTAGCGGTCTAAGTCCATAATCTTTTTCTGGAGCGATCCGACTGAATCATTGAATTCCTTCTTGATGTCAGTAATGGAATTGTTGAAAGTCGTTTGTAAATTCGTGATGGAAGTTGTGAATGCGGTATTCAACGTCGATATTTCTTGTTGAGCAGTTTGCCTGTGAGCATCGATAATTTCTCGACGCTTTTCCAGTTCTTCCCACAAATTGATCTTTTCCTGATGAAGTTTATCAGTCTCATCAGCCTGATGTTTCACGATTTCTTTCAACTGTGTAGATATTTCAGCCAATTTCTCGATCGCGGTATCATGACGATCAAGATGCTTTTCATGAGTTCCCGATTGACTTTCTAAAACTGCGATGCGGCGTTCATGGCCAGCAGGGCTGTCTGTAGGCATTTATTTCGTCTCCGGAACGTCTGGAACTACTCCCAATTCGGTCGTGTAAGGTAGAATTGGCTTGAGTGGTTGAGGTGGAACTTTCAACTCCGCAGGAATCTCCGGAAGCATATAAACGATCTTAGGGTCGCGTTTGCCTAGAGTTCCGCAACCCGCAAGAAGGAAAATACAAACGATTAGAACAACTACGGCGATAATGAAGTTTCTCATTATTTCGTTCCATTCACTGCTTTGACTGTGATTTCAGCCTGTTGATACCAAGATTGCCACTGCTGAAGTTTCGCAACTTCGGCTTTGCAAACAGCGTAATTTTCAGTGATAGCTTCCAGAGCCTTCTTTGTGGAGACTTGAGAATCGGTCGCATCGGCAGCTTTCTTCACGTCGCCGACTCCACCTTGAGCCGCTAGATTGTGAACATATACCCAACCAGCGGCGAGGTTGCCGTTACTCTTTACGACATTCTGAGCAAGCCCACGATTGACATCGCGCTCGACGTAGATTTTCTGAGTCTTGGTTTTGTATTCGGTGCGAACTGTTTCGTTGATCTTGAATACTCCATTCTCGATCTTCGCGCCTTTATCTTTGATCTGCTTTTCGTAGGCAGCGATTCTTTGAGTCGCTCGATCATCACCCTTGTCGAATCCTTTATCGTACGCATACCAATAAGATCCGACTACGGCAACTACACCAAGAACCCATGGGAGAATATTCAACCAGGGAAGATTCCTTAGAAACATTAGGACGGGCAATTAACTAAACTCCAGATTTAGGAAGCTGACGCCTCACTACCTTTAATTTAGTGAATTTCTTACCCGGAGGATCTTGATTTGCTCCAGCGATATTCCCTGATCCGACAGCGTTCGTAGGAACTGCTGCGTCTTCACCAACCAGACGGATATCAGCCTTCTGCTTGAACACCGCTCTCTTGATAGATTTCGAACGATTGGTATTCATCTTGTCGATGTAATCTTTATGAGCAGCATCACGGTATTGGCGAAGCTTCTCGTGAGACATTTCGTGAAGGTCTTCGTCGATTCGTTTCAAATCGTCGTGATGGTAACGAATTCCACCGAATCCATTATCCACTGTCGCATGCCTACCCGGATGAACTTCGGTGACTTTCCCGCGCGTACCTTTGTAATCGCCGCGCCGAATGCGAACACGGTCGCCGACCTTCGGAGTATAAGGTTCATTAGAGATTTTCTTGAATGATTTCATATACTCTTGAGCCTTTGCATAATCGTGATATCTGGTTCTATTTCACACATATTTAGAGATTTCGGAGGCAAACCAATGTTTTCTATACGATTTGGTAGATATCCAAGAAAATCCAGAAAGGTTTTGAGATATGGATAGTATTTGGAATCGAGTCTGAAGAACAACATACGATTCGCCGGAACTAGACCGAACACGTTATAGAACACTAGAAGATGATTCAGAATGAGACGCTCTTTGAGCTCTCCGGTTTCTTCATAGAGTCTGAATAGACGCTTGATATATTTGATACGCTTTAGATCATCAAAGAATTCTTCATCTGATATAGAATCAGGATTCGTGTAATTTTTCGCTGCATATACTATGAACGAATCTGAATGAAGACTATCTTTTGAACTCATACAATGATTTAGAAGATTCTAGATTCAGGTATCAGAATGAGAATTGTGTTTATCTATAATCCATTTTAATCCGTCTGAATGAGATGAAACTTTTTGTTTCTCTTTAGACGGATGATGTGTAGCAACGTAATTGTTCCATCCGCGTTTACTAACTGTACCGACCTTTTTTCTTGTCGAAGCGAACGCTTTTCTATGCGCGCCTATACCACCTTGAACTACTTTTTCTTTAGATTCACCAGTTTTTTGGAATACGTGTCGTTTGACGGCATCATGATTTCCTGGATTGTTTCTCATATCATCCATGTCATATTCTACGGAATAGTTAGCTGGTACACTGTAATGTCCGCCGTGTGCATTTGATTCATTCAGAATCTTCTGACCACGAGGATCGTATGTTTTCGGAAAATAGAAGGTCATGATTTACTCCTAGAAGCTGCTCAGAGCAGCGCGTTTTACGACGTTGTTTGCGATCGCGACATAAATGTAGTTGTTGTCGAAGAAGATTGTTCCTCCGCGACATACAATCGCAGCATTCGCTGGAGTCGACGAAGTCATCAGAACAAGTGTATTAGTCGTTCCAGGTTTGTTGAAAGAATTCGCGAAGTTCTCGCCTGTGATGACTTTTGACGTCGGGTTCGTATTTGGAGTCACACAAACAGACAGAAGCGTATCAGCAGCTATAGAGTTTGCTGTATCGCCCCTGTCTCTGATTTCAGTGAATTTCATTTACGTCAGCGGAGTATTTGCGCCGGTGATATTTGTTCCACTTCCGCGGAACACGACCAGGTTCTCGAGTTCAACTCGACCAGCACGGCCACCAAGACTCCAAGAGTAACGAGGACCGATCTGAATCGTGACGTTCGCACCAGTTCCGACTCCAGTACCTCCACCAGTCGCGTTCGTGATTGCAACAACCGAAGCAGCTACGTTGATGAATCCAGTTCCAGGAGTCGTAATCGCGAACGCAGTAATTCCACCAGTCGTATTAGTCGTAATAGTCGCCGAGGCGTTAGACGTTCCGTTAGATACGCGAACGAGGTTCGTATTCGAATATCCCGTTCCGCCAGGAGTTGCACCAGCGCCGAAGAATACAGCAGCAATTGCAGTGTTACCTGCAGCAGCTCCACCAGTCGAGTTGGTCACAGCAACCACAGTCGTCGCAACGTTCACGAATCCGCGTCCACCAACGAGCGAGAATGACGTAATTGCACCAACAGTATTTGTAGTAATCGTCGCAACAGCGTTAGTCGTTCCGTTCGAGAACGTGATGATATTACCATTCGAGAACCCGAGGCCAGCAGGATTCGGCGCAGTTGCAGTCGCAGCAGCTAGTGATACAGAAGCTACCGGACCTGTTCCGAGTTTACGCGAAACCCATCCAGGAGACACACCTTTACCGAAGGAAGTTGCTGAAGCAGTATTGACGCCGAAGGTCGTAACAATCTGATTGTTTACGAAGATGTTTGGAGTCGTGTTGACGAATGTCTTAGTTCCGGTTGGAATGTTCGTATTATTCGACGAGGAAGTCGATCCTTGAACAACAAATTTTGGAGCATTCGTTGAAAGGTTTGCCCGACCCCATAGAGTTTGTGCCATTGTTTGGTTCTTCTTATTCTAGTTGCTTATTACTGATATATTTAGAAAGTAATTTAGCCTACCATTACGAATCTACGAGACTTGTATGCTCCAGGATGCATTTCTTTACCGGATAGAGACAACGAACCTAATCCAAGTCGAACAAAAATAGTGCCATCAGTAACTTCTGGAGCATATCCGGAAATGATTAGATTACCCAGTCCAAGATCACTACTGACTGAAACTCCCGCAGTCACAATTTTACCATCGATCAGAATAGATCCGATACCAAAGCTGCTGTTTGAAGAAGCGACGATGGTCGGAGCGTATCCAGTCATCGATAGGTTACTGAATCCAATATCAGAGTTAGAGCTTGCTGCAGTATTTACTGGGAATCCAGATATTACTAGAGCTGATGAGCCAAGATCAGAGTTAGAACTGCTGTTCGCTGAAAGCGCAAATCCTGTAATAGATAGAGCAGACGATCCTAGATCGGAATTAGAACTGGCTGAGGTATTTGCTGCAAGACCATCTATGGTAAGAGCAGAATTTCCTAGATTCGAGTTAGAACTCGCCGACGTATTTGCTGCGAAACCAGTAATAGACAGAGTAGACGAACCCAGAACCGAATTTGATCCTGCGTTCGAAGAAATTTGCGAACCATCGATGATGAGTGTCGAAGTTCCTAGATCTGAATTAGAAGATGCATTTACAGACGGCGCAAATGACGTAACACTTAACGCAGTCGATCCTAGATCGGAATTGGAACTCGCATTCGCAGCTGGCGCGAGTGGTGTGATAGATAGAGTCGAAGTTCCGAGATTGGAATTTGAAGACGCATTTACCGATGGTGCGAGTGGCGTAAGACTTAACGCCGATGATCCAAGATCGGAATTAGAAGATGCATTTACGCTAGGTCCAAATCCGACTAACGATAATGCTGAGACGCCAAGATCAGAATTGGCAGTCGCAGATGTCGTAAACGGATTTCCGGTAATCGAGAGCGTACCGAAATCAAGATTTGCGGTCGCATCACTCCCACCGCCCGCTGCGGACTGTAGAAGTGTTAGTAACATTGGACTAGATTACCATTTGACGGAGCAGAACCGTGGAAGTATTCAGTAGACAATAGATATATACTATTTCAGTAGCTCCGTCTGTATACAGCACATCCCAGGCTTTGTCTCCTAAGACCGCAGCACCCTGAGTATACATCATGGTATTCCATGGATCCATTTCAGAAGTCACGAAATTGTATCTAAACCATCTTCCTGTGGCTTCTTTTTGAATATAAAGATAACTTCCATGATAGCAATACGATGTTCCGGTCGTGAATGTTTCCGTCGCGGGCGCGTATGGAATGGCGTTCGTCCAAGTATTCGCAGCAATATCGTAACGATCCAGAACGGTTGAACCACCACCTCGGAAACTGTAAATGTAACGACCATTTAGAATAGCCGATTCGTTAGTCCAGGCAGGGTCTTCAGCATCCCAAACCCAATGCGCGGACATTCCGGTAGACGGAGCCGCTGCACGAGCTACACCAGGAGATAGAGTAGTCCAAGTTCCACCACTTATCGAATAACGATACAATGTAACTGCGTTAGATCCCATGTAGTAAATGAAATCGTCGTTACCTTCGATAGTGTAGACTGACGTCGCATCTGGGTTGATAGTCCACGTCGCAACAGTCAACTGCGTTCCGGTATTGGCAGTAATAGTTCTAATTTGCCCAGCACCAGTTCCACTGACGATTCGGACTTGATAGTTGATCCATTGTGAAGCAGTCCAAGATTTCCCGGAATCGGATAATGTGGTTCCAGTGGCCGACGTTGCTGTTCCTCCGCCGAATGCTTTATATCCACTGTCCAACCAAGATGGTGTAGAAATCAATCGTCCATCGGTTCCGATAACAGCAGCAGGAGCAACACCGTCCGTAGCGCCAGTTTCAGCGTTTGTCCAAGTGTTTAGAGCAAAATCGTAAAATCTGAAAAGAGCCGTCGTGGTCGTACCAGAGGCACCAACTGCGTTCAGCACATACCAACGAGGCGTCAGCAATCTATAAGTGCTTGACGATGTGATCGTTCCGCTGAATGCCGAAGTCACAGTGATTACGGCGTTCGCTCCGATAGTGTTCGATGCGATTGTTCGGGTATCACCAGCACCTGGTCCAGATGTGATATGAATTGAATATCCGCGCAAATCTCGCTGAATGGTCAAGTTCGTTGTTAGAGTCGTAGTCGTTCCTGCAGTCGCAGTTCCGCTCGGCCCGACAGCAGTGGCTACGCCACAGGTTCCTGCACCGAATGTACCACCAAATGCCCCGGAAGGAATTTGAATCCATCCGTCTTCATTTGGATCATATAGATAATGAACTGTGGCAGAAGTCATGAACAGCTGGCGGCGGCGGGCGTGCCTAGACGAAATGACACACATGGCCGCAGCGGTTGCTACAGGCGAAGGAGTACAAAACTCCCAGCGCTTCAGATCAAGAATTTTTCTATTGCCGATTGTTGTCGTCATTGCTTATGTCACCGATATGTTGCGTCTAAGAGAGTCCGCGCCAAGGCGCATTAATGCTGGAATTTGTTCGATCGCCGGTAAACCACCAATGTTAGCTTGGTTCGTCAGTGTGGATACGGTCGTGACACCCGTCACTGTAGTTACAGTACCAACATTCGTAATGGTCGCCAATGTGAGTGATGCTGAGATTGCATCGATCGCGATACGAAGTCTTCCTGCGACATCGGGCATGGCCATACCAATTGTTCTAGTCAGGGATTGAAGAACAGTCCGTTGAGCTTCGAGAACTTCAATCAGTTCTCCGTACGCTGCAACTGGTAGCGGATTAGCGATACTTACGTCAGTAGCGGAACCGTCGTCACCGAATGCAGGTTTGATTCTTTGATAATGCTGGCCGCCAACTTCGTCGGTAGCGACGTTCGCTCCAGCACCGGGCGTATATCCTAAATTATCAGCCATTCACACTCGATCCTATGATAGCGTAAATAGACCTGATGCGTTGATGTTTACAGCGATGGTTCCCGAAGTTGCAGAAATTCCAGTCGCATTACCGGTTTCCAAATCGCAGAATCCAAGCAGATCATCGTTAGCAGCAGTATCATTGAAAATTACCGCGTATTTGGCAGTGATAGTCGCACCAGTCCAAGACTGGTCATCACAATCTACAGCGACGTTCGCTCCAGATCTGGATACCGACATAGTCAAAGTTTTACCACCAGTCGTATACCCGTTGGTTCCGTTCGCAGCGACTTCACCAGTCAAATCAGCGTAGCGGGCGTTGGCAGATGATCCGGCGAACGTTGCATCAATCGCTTGAGAGTTTGCACATAGAACCATCTTGAACGTATGAGTATCTAGATCGTGAGTACCGTTCACAAGTTTCAACTTTGCGATGTTGAAGACGGTAAAGTTGCCAGCTGCCATTTCTTATTATTCCTTGCAGTATTTCAAGGATATTTAGTCATTCAATAGCTTAGATTAAAAGCTATGGTAATGTTCGCTAATGTTGGATCTTGCGATACTGGACCGATTACTTTGATGACATCATTACTCTGAAAACTGTTATTTGAGAATTGGACATTACCTATTGTCGAGTTTGCAGTGAAACTCACATTACCTATTGTTGTATTCGCGTTCTTAACGATAAGAAATACAGCATTAGATGTCGCTGGTGTTTCACAGGAAGCCTGTGTAAGATTTGATACAATCTGAAGATTATCGCGTAAAACAATGTATCTCATCAGTAATTCTGATGGACCTACAAGTCCCGACACAAACAATTCAATCGGAGGAGGCGGAGAAAGGTATCCAGGAACTTCAATTTCTACGACAGATGTGGTAGTAGAAGAAACGTTCACATTGTAAATGGTATTAGATACTGTAACAGCGACAGCATTCAACTCTTCTGAAACAGTCGCAGCTAGATTTTCGTAAAGAACAGTTACTGTCGTATTCGACATTTCAGTCTACCTCGTAACTGTGGTATTGAGAATCGCTTTACCTTCTAGTAAATATTCTTCACGGTCCGGCCACACAACCTTCAGGTCCCAATACATTCGACGAATCGAAAGATTCGCAGTCTGAGCAGGCGTAAGAGATACGGTGATCCCAGCATTGTTCGCAGTCAGATCGCAATCGAAGTCCGCAAGAACAGTAGAAGATTCAGGAAGCTCTCGTAGCTGCGCAGCAGCTGAAGTCGCTAGTGCGAGTACGTTGTTATTCGCAGCATCTTTGGCAGACACTGTGATCTTGAACGTAGCTCCCTGAACAATCGTGATGTCATGCGTACCGGGCATTGGCTCTTACGATTTTGGTTTACTGATCTTTAGAAGAGCATCCGCAAACGATTGAGTGAATCCGAACTGAGCGACAGCATCATCAGAAAGCACGGTCTCTTCGGTAGCATATTTTTCCTTCCGACGAGCTTTCCTCATCTGAGCGTACTTACGCGCGACGCGGTTTTTCACGTAGGCGTCGTTACGATCATCGGCTTCATCATCGAATTTGGTCTTTTCGTTAATATCTTCGGATTCATGAAGACCATGCCAAGCAGAATTAACATGCTCGTGATGACGCTCGAAAGTCTTACCGATTTCATTTTTATGCTTTGTGTAATGTTCGGATTCTGATCCCGTGCTGCTCCAGTTCCGATAATGTTTACCGTCACTTCTTGTTCCGCTCGCGCTGGACAGAGTGAACGCTGGTTCAGGATGATTTTCGGTTCCACCGTGATGAATCTTGAGAACATGCAAATCATGGAAATGTTTCATACTGTGTTGAAGCTGGCCTTCGCGGTCGGGATGCACTGCATGTGTATCGTGCTCTTCATGCTTCGTATAGATATCCGAATGCCGGCCGGAATGGGCGAGATTATATCCATGCTCTTTGGCAGTATCATGCAGAGCTTTGGAATAAGCCGATCGAGAAGTGATCTCGCCTTTAGCCCATTCTTTAGCGCGTCTATCATAGAGAGTCTTAGAAGCTTTCGTTCCTCCAGCAGTTCTCTTTGCTGCAGTCTTCAGATCAGCAGCTGATTTACGCCCGCGCTTAGATTTCATCGCAGTTAGTTGAGCATTACTTTTACCGACGTAAGATTTCAGAGTATCGTCCGAAAGTTCGTTGATCGTTAGATCATTTTCGGCCATAAATTGTTCGATGAGCTCTAGAACTACTCTATCGTCGAAGTCTTCATTCATTTTACGATCCGCCTTTTCCAATCCGCGATATCTCTTATCGGCACGCTTCTGGTAGTAATGCTGTGAGACACTACCATTCTTTTTAGCATCAGCTTTGTTTTCAGATGACCAAGCATCGCCACTAGCATTATCCATGTATCTGGAAAGCGTAGCCTTGCTGAGCTCGTCGAGCTGAAGTCCAGCATTTACGCGATCCATGATCTCGTTGATTTCATCGATGTCGAAATCTTCTTTGGTGAGTTTTTGAATTGCGGTCATTGATCCAGCATACCTTTTTTCTGCTTTTCTTGCGGCTTTATCAGCCTTCACTTGATGGCTGTAATCGTTAAGAGCCGAATGATACCCGGAAGTTTCGGCTTTTTCTACAGATTGGCGAACGGATTTATCAAGATATCGACCGAGCGTAGCCTTGCTGAGCTCGTTGATTTCTTCAGATTCTTTGGTAAGTTTTGCCACAGCTGTTCTAATACCTTTTTCTCTTTTTGTCGCGTTTTTAGAATGAATTTTTTGCATTTCCGCTGAAGTTTTAGTCACGCGATTTCCTTTTGGATCAAGACCAAAATAATCATCTTTTGGTTTCGATTCCCAACGAATCTTCGACTGATTAGCGTTTCTAACATCGTTCAAACTACGATTCACATACCGACCAAGCGTAGCCTTGCTGAGCTCGTCGAGTTGTTCTAGATTTTCCACGACGAAATCGAACTCGTCATCGTCCATCGCATCGAAGTCTTCCATCGTATACTTCTCTTTACGACGGTAATTGGCATTCTGGACTTTCGACTTTTCTTGCTTCTTACGACGAGCAGCTTCTGCTCTTTCGTCAGCATCGTCGTCGAATTTAGTCTTTTCAGTAATCTCTAGTTCTTCGTTCGTGGCCGGACGCTTCATTTTCCATTTGGGATTGTGTGGGTCGTGTCCGATGAGTTTCATAGTCGCATGCTGAATTCCTGCAGAGCGGCGAGCATGTTTCTTATGGTCTTTTTCGATTTCGTTACGGCTGTAGTAAGTTCTTTTACCCGTAGTTACACCTTCCCCGTTGTCGAAACCGATCGTTTCAGCCGAATGAGACTTATCCATAGACGCATGCGAAATATATCGCCCAAGCGTATTTTTGGAAATTTCGTTGATTTCTTCGGATTCTTTCAAGTGCTTCTTAGCTCCCTCTTCGGCGATCTTCGCGGATTTGTGGTAACGGGTCATATTCTCGTGATGCCAAGAATTGCCAGCTGCGAGATGGTGATGTTCTTTTGCATTCGATCCTGGACCATTGGTCGGCCATGCTTTGTACATGATTGCATGATGCCCGCCTTTTAGATGCAGAACGTCGCCGTCTTTGATTTTATCGTCGGTCTGAGATCTGTTATAGGCTTCACCATGAGACAGATGGCGAAGATCGTGAACTTTTGGTTCATGCTCTAGTGGTTTGCGATCACGCTCTTCTTCTTGGCGTTTGTGTTCGGCGGCTTGTGCCGTCCATTTACGATTGAAATGCTCGCCGGTCTTTTGCGCGGCTTTTTCACTGGACGCTTTCGGAACCGGATGTTTGCCGTCGTCGTTCCAACCATGTCGCTTGAACGCGTAATGTCTTTCGTATTTATCGCTGTGCTTTCCAAGATACCGGAACTTGAGCTCGTCGGAAATTTCATCGAGTTGTTTATCTTCCGAAATAGACTTCTTAAAATTTGACAACGACGACCTCATTTGCTCGGCAGCTACTCTTTTCTGCCCAGGGTTTCTTATTGCATCATAACGATTAACAGCCTTGAGAGCAACTGATGCTGGAACAGTCGTCGCGTGACCATCGGCGAATCTGACCGGGCGAACATCTTTCAGATTAGCGACATTTCTCAAATTCGAGATAAACGCTTCCGAAAGATCCATTCCAATCAAATCCTAAACAAATTCAAATATATTTAGAATAAAAATTGGTCCGTTGTGAGCTCAGGTTTCATCGATGATTTGCTTGAATCTTTTCATAGTCTTCCGACGTCTCAGTTGAACATCGTCCTTCGATCCTAGATTAGAGTCTAGACCGAGGCGTTCATCTTCAGGCTTTTGTCCAGTCGGAGATGGAATCCTGGCAGATTCCATAAAATCGTCGTTTTTTGTAGCATGATACATTTTTACCATTGAATCACGAGCGTCTTTCTTGTTCCAAAGCTCGCCGTGCCAGTCGTGCGTTCTATGATTTTTAACGATCCATCCACCTCCACCACCTCGAGACTTTGGATGGAAAGTTGCCGAAACATGCCCAATAGTCATCTTACCCGGTTCATGAATTATTTTAGATTCATTCATGATGTCCAGAACTTCTTCTTTCAAATTGCGGTTTACTGGAACACTATACTTTTTAACGTCGGAGAAGATAGGATGCTTTTTAGATCTACCTTTATTCTTACGAGCTAATCTATCGTAGAGTTTCGTTCTAGATTCACCTTCGCCAGAGAATGTGACGTGTTTCACAGTAGGATGATTTTTGATGTGATCTTTCACAATGTGGTGAACTCCGCTCAGAATTTTGTGAGCGTCTTTTGGATGATCGTGAGTTTGTTCGTATTCCGACCATCCATTAACATCTACTGCATGAAACCTCACGGATGCATGTGTAGGTTTTTTGAGACTACCATGATCTATTTTGACATGAATAGGCCGACCTTTATGGTGAAACACGTAATGATGCGCGCCATATTGGGTTCTATGCTCGTTGCCAGTCTCGTATTCCACAGGAGTGTCGAACAGTTCGTTGAGCTGTTGAACATCAAGCGATTCATTCACTGGGATTTTGAATTCTTTACCCCAAGTATATGGACCTTCAACACCCCCGCGTTTCTTTGTGATTTTACTGTAAAGTTTCTCATGATCACCGTCGCCTGTGAATCGAACGTGTTTGATTTCAGGATGTTTCGCAATATGGTCTTTCACAATGTGATGAACGGTGCTGATGACTTTATGTGCAGAACCTTTGTGTCTCCCAGTCACACCAGTCTCTCCGTGTTGATCATTGAATACTACTGTTGCTGTTCCCTTTTTCGGCCCGGCATGATGATGAATGCTGGTTTCGAAATGATCGTCGCCATGGTGAAAATTATAGATATGTCTATAATCAGTGCTGTTTTCAGTGTCTTTCTTATATTCGTGAGGTTTATCGAACAGTTCGTTCAAATTCTCGCCGACGACATCGTAGACGAATTCAGCAAGACCTTCCTCGGTATCTTCTGGGAACATTTCTGCGAAAGTCTCGAAATCCTCGTTGATGACCGCTTCGCGCATTTTGGTCGCCGATTCGTCATCGCTCGTTCTGGGAACTGCGACAATTCCAATAGTCATCGAGTAGTCTTTTTGATAGGTCTCTAGAAGCTTCGAGAACTCTGCGTAGCGGTCTTGACCAACTACGAGCGTAGCGCTCTTGAAGCCTTCAGATTCTAGTAGGCTGATAGCTTGGAAAAGCGTCTTGACATTCGTCTCCTGACAGATGTTTAGATCTGGCCAGCATTGCTCCATGATGGAAACCTTCGTATTCCACGAAAGCGGATTGCGTTCAGAATCCTGCGTATGACTTGCGAAGACGTAGTGAGGACCAGTTCCCGCTTCTTCCTTGAGTTTCTCAAAGAGTTTCGAATGACCTTTTGACGGAACTGAGAATCGTCCAAATGTGAATGCTACATGCTCGTGATGTTGATTAACAGGTATTTCGTAGTTTGTATCTAACACATCTCTGGATGATCGTCCTTTATGCTTTCGAGAAATTCTATCGTAAAGTTTTTCTCTGGAGTGTCCTGATCCAGTAAATCTAATATGTTTGATTTCTGGATATTTCGCAACGTGATCTTTTACGATATGATGGACACCACTCAGAATTTTGTGAGCGTCTTGTGGATGATCGCCAGTTTGAGAATATATATGCTTTCCAGAATGCGTTTTTTTATAAAATTCTACTTTCGCGGTATCTTCGTCCTCTTCGGAATGTTCAATATTCACATGAACTGATTTACTTTTATGATGAAATACATAATGATGATCCCCATTTTCTGGATGGTGGTGTTCACCCGTAGTATATTTCACAGGAGTGTCGAACAGTTCGTTGAGTTGTTGAATCTCGTAGGATTCGTTTACTGGAATACGATGTGACGATCCACCAAACCAAGAAGATCCACCATGCTTTCTAGCTAGACTTTTATAGAGTTTTGTGCGACCTTTATCTCTCGTATCGCTACCAAATCCTATAGATTTCAGTTTATGTTTCTTGACATGATCGCGAACGATATGTATGACTTTACCAACAATCTTATGCGCCTGCCCGTCGTCGTCATGTTGCATCGCCATTGTCGGGCCACGTTGTGTGTGCTTATAAAAAGTTACTTCGGCATGATTAGGCGTAGCCTCGTGGTGACTAATCGTTACACCGTATCTATGTTCACCATGATTAAACTGATAATTGTGTTGCGTGCTGGATAGAAGTTCACGCGTACCAACATGCTTATAATCCGGCCGACTGTCGAAGATTTCCATCAATTCGATTTGCTCGGCAGTATATCCCATCATATCGTCGAGTTTCGGATTCAGATTGACTTCGTCCGGAGATTTACCCGTCGCCGTAGTTGTAGAATCGTAGCCGAACATCATCTTCGTGATTTGATCGATGAGTGGAGGATTTGCTCCAGATCCGTAAAGAATTTGTTTGACTTGATCTAGAAGAGAAGTATCAGGCATTGTTATCTTTCTATAGCTCAGTCATATTTAGAAAAACAGCCTCCGAATTTCTCCGAAGGCTGTTCTGTATTACGTAACGGTGATGAGGAGTCTATTCGTTGGCGATCAGACTTCCTGCGGAAGCTCCGATGATGCAGGTCTTGACGCCTACTGGACAAAGCGAACGACCCCGAGCTCGAATTTCTTCGAGAACGACGACTTCCGGATTGGCTCGAATAGATTCGCCTGCGATTCGACGAGCTTCACCCATGGCTTCAGCTTCGGCGACAGTCTTCTTACCTTCGGCAATAGTCGCCGCAAGTTCAGCTTCTTTCTTCCGAGCGATTTCCACAGCCTTCACACCATCCTTGATTTGGGCAACGACGTCGCTGGGTAGCTGCGGCGGCCCAATCGACATGATATCACGAATCATGATACCGTCTGCAGCAAACTTCGGCGCAACTCGTTCACGAACGCGAGCAAGTAGCAGCTTACCACCATCGGCATACAGATCAGAGTTCGCGAAAGCTACGCCTTCTTCA